ACAAAAGTCTCAATACGATTCTTTGAGAGGTAGCGACAATGCGGAAGCTGCTATGAAGGCAGAGAGTTGTTTCAGCGAGTTCTTGAAACAGCAATCAAAGGATTTAATGAGTGTTTACAATAGAAGAAATTCTATCCAGAAGTCGATTGAGAGACTGGAAAACGATGAAGATTTTGCTGAAATGGCAAAAGATATTCGTCACCTTTTTGAATGTCGAGAACTTTGGAAACAAGGATTGATTAAAAAATCGGTTTATTTTGATTTGTTCAAAGCAAAACAAGGAAAGGTGCAATTTGCCGATGTACTGGTTTTTAGAGGTGACAAACTCCTTATCTTGAACCGTGTGGGAGAAAAGGGAGCGGTATCGAACGATTGGTGTATTCCAGGGGGACATGTTGATCCAGGGGAAACTTTCTTGCAAGCAGCCAAAAGAGAGCTGTTTGAAGAAACTGGTATTGATATGTCGGAAAGTTTATTGATTCCTGTCGGTAAGTATATCCCCAAAAGAAAGGGGATAGAGATTCACTATTTTATGTGTCATATTGATGATCAGACACCAGTTAATATTCTTGTGGATGCGGAAGAGGAAACAGGGTCGGAATGGATCAATCCTTACACGGAACTTGATCTTTACAACTTCATTTTTGATATGAAGGATAATATCAAGCGCATTCTTGGTATTGAAGTGCCGGATGAATTTCAATTGGTAATGAAGTCATTCAAGGACGGGAAAATATCAAAGGAAGTATTTACTACCTATTGCGAGAAAAATCCCGAAAAACTGGAAAAATCAGCAAACAAGACTTTTTTCACACATGAAGAAAGAAAGGATTTGGCAAAGAAGGGTGAGGCAATGCCAAATGGGAAATATCCTATTAGAAATCGCCAGGATTTGAAAGATGCTATCCGTTTATCTGGTAGTTCTTCTATGCCGAAGGAAGATGTAAAGAAATGGATCAAGAAGCGTGCAAAAGAGCTTAATTTGGAAGACGAACTGCCGGAAGATTGGAAAGTTGAAAAAACAATGGACACGGAAGATGCTCATACATTGCAACGTGAATCTTTGGATGGAGAAACTAAAAATATCGTCCGTACAGAAGATGGAGTAGGAGAAGGCTGTTCTCATGAAGGAAAGATTGAGAAAGCCATTACTTTCAAGAGAACTGTTTATGAAGAAAAAGAAGTGGAAGTCGAGGAAGAACCAAACAAATACACTTACGGAAACTTCCAAATCTCCTTTAGTGATAATGACGGAGGACATGGAGATAAGTTTGCCGATTTTTTAGCTACTTTCCAAAAAGTAACAAACTTATGTAAGCCTTTTTCTGTGGTTATAAAGACAGAAGATAACGGTGAACAAGAATGGAAATTTGGAACAAAATTCTGTTTAAACAGTGTCTCCAAAACAGAAGATATTAGAAAATCACAAGAGGACACTATTAATAAAGCAAAAATTGCTACTTCGAGATACATAATTGAATGTGTTGACAAAGGAGGTAATCTTAAAAATTTATTAGAGTATATCAAAAAGATAGGGAACAAAGGACATTCTTTTGGTATTGATGTGGATAAAGATAATTCAGATTATAAATCTTATTTTAGTTGGGATGGGGATGGTTCGGATTATATTGAATCCATTAAAGCAGAAAAAATAGAGCCTTTGTATAAGTCAGGTGAGGATGTTTTCAACAAAGAAACTTCTAAAGAAAACATTGAAAAGTCCGAAAAGAAAGATAAGAGTATTTTCAACACTTATCTTAATTTTCTGGAAGGAGCCAAAACGCGTCTTAAAAACATTCATTGGGGGGAGGAAGATAATTCTAAACACGTTTATCTTGATGATCTTTCGGAAAATGTTTCTGAATTTGAAGATAAGATTGCAGAAGCCGGTCAAGCAGGATTCGGACGGTTTAAGGATGGAGAAATACAAGGTGACGAGGTGGAAGAATCTGATCCTATTGCTATTTGCCAGATGATTTTCGACAAGACGGTTGAGTTTAGAAAGGAACTTGCCGGACGGGATGAATACAATGGTGAGGTAAGTTGGATTGATGATTTTCTTGCCACACTCAAACAATCGAAATACAGATTGCAATTGCATTAATACAAAAGGTATAGATTGTGATAATTATTAATAAAAGTTAAAATATTGGGTTATTGCAATTTATACCTATTTTTGCAGTATTTTTGAGTGTCGCTATTACGTTTATATTTAAACTCAACAATCATAGAATGTTTGATAGTTTCAAATTATATGTAGACTTGGATTTGGAAAAGGCTAAAAAGGATGATTCTGCAAATGAATCTCCGTATTCTAATATGGTCTTTTCTGGCGTAGCTTCTGATTCTTCAAAGGACGACGAAGAAGAAGTATTAGAGCCGTCTGGGTTTATATATGATAGATTTTTGAAATCAGGATTGTTCAATCTCGATCATTTGCCGACAAGATCGCCTATCAATAAAAGTAGATTTTGGATAGGCGAGCCTATTGAAGCCTATGTGAGAGATAATAAGTTTTTTGTGAAAGGTAAATTATGGGAAAAGTCACCAGAAGCTCGCGCCTTTTGGGATAAGGCTATTGAGATGAAGGAATCCGGTTCAACAAGAAAGCCTGGAATGAGTGTTGAAGGAAAGGCTTTGGAAAGAGATAAGCGGAATCCAAAAAGAGTGACAAAAGCCCTTATTACAAACATAGCGTTGACTATGACACCTGTTAATACCAAAACTTATCTTGATATTGAGAAAAGTAAAGGGAACAGGGGGAACGATTTGTTGGAAATGCAGAAATCCGCTATCCTTTTTGAGTATTGTACCGAAAATGGGATAGTTCAGATAGATAACAATTTTAAGGTAAATTTCCAAAAGTCGCATTCTTTTGATGTTGGTTCTTTTTGGGAAATTTATAAATCGGTACAGGACGGAAGATTGGATAGAAGTGTTCTTGATACACTTGTAGAAAGAGTTCGACAATAATTTTTAAATAGATAGTATATTATGTTAAACTTGAATGAATTTAAAAACGATCCGCTATACAAGGCACTCGAAAACTCTGGTTTTAGTGCGGAAGATATTGCTTCTATGGTGGAAAGAGGTGATGTAACTTTTAAGAAGTCTAAAACTGTTGCTGAAATGAAGGATTCCGAAAAGAAGGAAGAAAAAAATATCGGCAACGATAAGAAGCATGAAGATGCTCTTAAAGAGGACGAAAAAGAGGACAAGAAAGACGTAAAGGATTTGAAAGAAGACATCAAGGAAAAAGAAGATAAAGTCGAAAAATCTTTCTCTATGGAAGATATGAAGACTTTCGGCGCTTCTTTGGCTGCCAATATCGTAAAAGGAATGACAGAGGTTATGAACGAACGTTTTGGTAACATTGAAAAATCTTTGGAAACTTTTGGCGCGCAAACTCCATCTTTCAAAGGTGTTCAGACTTCTGCTGTTTTGGAAAAATCTATGAAACCAGAAGTGGACGAAGAAGGAAAGACTTTGTTGTCTGTCACCAAACAGCGACCTTTGGTTACTGCTGCCATCAACAAGGCTATTGAAAACGAAGGCGAAGAACTTGAAAAATCCATTGGCGATGATGCTTTAGTTTTCTTGGCAGATACGCAAGCCGAAACTATTGGCAAGAACTTGGCGAAGTTCATGTACGAAAAGTATAATATCAAGTTCCACAAGTAAGAAACAATTCGATTGAATATAATATAAAATATTGATAATCATGGAATTATACAATTATAATGATTTGGCAGCTTTTGGAGGTAGCAATAACGTTGCTGACGTGTTGAAAGCTATGGAAGCCGGCTTACAGACCGGTATGCAATACAACGACCAGATTAACAATGGTGGAGGTTTGAAAATAGAATCTTTGGATGCTTACATCAAGGTTCTTGCCAACCGTTTGAATCAGTTGGTCGTTTATAATGAAATGCCGAAACAGAGAATCGAGAATACGGTTCATCAGTACAACCAGTTGTACAAATATGGTGAAGATGTAGGTATCTTCAACCGTGAAGGTGAAACACCGGAAGAAACCGATACTCAATACATTCGCAAATCTATTATCGCTAAGTTCATGGGATTGACAGGGCAGGTAACAGACCCAGCAATGTTGGCGAAGTTGGCAGGTGGTATGAATATGTACACTCGTGAGGTACAGAACAAGACAACTCTGTTACTTACTTTGATTGACACTAACTTGACGAGTGCGGATTCTACTTGTGTGGAAGAAGAATTTGATGGCATTTTCCGTCAGCACATGATGGGTGTCGCTTCTGCTGATCGTGGTTCTACGGAAGGTATGAGCACAGAACAGATTTTGGATGCTTATTATGGCTCTGCTGCCGTTATTGATGCACAGGGTGGCATTTTGACTGATGCTTTGGTAGAAGATGCTGCTGACGCTGTTGTAAATGTTTACAACGGTTATATCGACCGTATCATTTCCGCTCCGGTTGTATTTAACAACTATGTGAAGAAATTCCATGAATCGAAACGTGTTGTTGTCGGTATGGCTAACAGTGTTGTAGGTGCAACGATGGGACAGTCTGTAAACAATATCGTAACGCAGTTTGGTAGCGTTGCAGTTAAGAGCGATAAGTTCTTTGACGTTCGTAAACCTATTAAGGCAACTGCTACTGCTACTTCTCCGAAAGCTCCGGCAACTCCTGTTGCAGGTGGAACAAAATCGGCTGTTATTGCAGATGCTAAAACCAATTTTACATTACATGCAGGTTCTTATGGCTATCTGGTAACTGCAAAGAATCGCTATGGCGAATCTGCTCCGCTTAAATTGACAGATACCGCTTTGGCTGTTGCAGCTAATCAGTCAGTTGACTTACAATGGACAGCCGGTGTAGGTGGAGCTTATCAGGCTACCGCTTATGTGGTTTATCGTACTAAGAAAGTAACTGCTTTGACAGACACGACAGAATATTATCCTATCTTTACTATTCCGGCTTCTATGCTGGCTGCTGGATATGATGGTGCGGCTGCTACAAAGGTTCGTGACCGTAACCGTATCATTGCAGGAACGAAGTCTGCTTTGATTTACTACAATGATAGCCAGATCAACGAATACTTGCAGTTCGGTGACACTCGTAAGATCGACTTTGCAATCACCGCTCCGTCTCGTAGATTTGCAATTTTGAACTACGGCACTCCGGTTTTGTATCAGCCCGCTAAGATGTGTCGTGTCATCAATATCGGTGATGAAGGCTTAGGTGCATAAGAGATCATAGGAATTAAAATAAACAAGAGGGAAGGAAAGGGTTCTTGGCAACATCTTCCCTTCCTTTAATAATTTAAGTTTGAAATATGGTAACAATCGTATCAACAATCTATAAGAACACTGTTATCCAATTTGGAGATGAACTTGTGAAGTTTACGAACGGTAAGTCAACCGTAAAGGATGAGACTTGGGAATATATCAGAACGGGCGGCTTTAAAGGAATCACTTCTTTGGAAGATGCAGAGAATTTGGAAAAGGAAAAATCTGAAAGAGAAAAGGATGATGAAGCCACTATCAAAGTTCTGAAAGATGAGTATGACTTTGAAGTCAAACGTTTGAACGGTATTATCAGCGACAAGAACGCTCAAATTGAAAAAATGAAACAAGCTGCTGATGTTTGGAGAAAAGAGTGTGAAAGATTGATGAATGGTGGAAAGCCAAAAGAAATAGAAGAAGAGAAAGAGAAAGAAGAAAGTTCTTATAATGAAGAAGAAATTGCTTCTTTGAAAGAAGATATGTCCAAAATGTCTTTCGAAGATTTGAAAACTCTTGCTATTGAAAATGGTATGTCTAAGCAAAAGGCAGGAAGATTCAAAGAAGAAGATCAGAAGGACGAACTTATCAATGCGATAATTTCTTTACCTAAAAAATAAAAGGTTATGCCGGGACAACTGACGTTTACAATAAAATATAAAAAGAACACAGGATCGGTCATTTCGGTAGCCGAAATGTGGAACAACTACTTGTATGGTATCACTATACAGGCTGGAACTGGAACGGCTTTTTCTGACGATGCTCTTAGAACTTATCTTAGTGCAGCGCAGAGAGAGGTTGAGAACTATTTCAATCTCAAATTTGTAAAACAGTTGGTTGAATCGGAAACGCATTCTTATTACAGGACAGATTATTTTCAGCAATTCCCTATCATACAAACCAACTGTCCTGTAAGAGTTCCTCTTGCTCTTACGGGTATGTTAAACAAGATGGAGCAGATCATTTATCCGCAAGCATGGCTTACATGTGAAAAGGATATGGACGGGATAGGAAAACGGAGAATGAGCGTAGTTCCTACTGGCGCAAGCTCGGTCAGAGGAAATGCCGATGTTATTCTTACCGGGATAACAACTCAAATAGGATTCCAACGGTACACAAATATTCCAGACTATTGGGATATTCAATATATAACTGGATTTGATTTGGACAAGATGCCGGTTGATTTGATAAACCTGGTTGGCAAGCTCGCTTCATTTGGCCCGTTAAATATCGCAGGAGATATGATATTCAATCTTCCGGGTATTGCGTCCATGCACTTAGAAATAGACGGGCTTAGACAATCTATTAACTCCACCGCTTCTGCGGAAAATGCAGGGTATGGAGCACGCTTGAAACAGTATCAGAAGGAAATAGAGGAAACGGTAGGACGGATAAAACTTGTGTACGATCAGTTTAAATTTTTGGTATTATAAGGAGGACGTATCGTGGCAAAAAGCATTTTACAATCACCTATTCCGGCTTTAAGCAATGCAAGTCCTGAATTTATGCGTTCAGAGTTCGATTCTGCTGTGTATTTGAAAGGATATGAGGTGGTAATCGAAAAGGCTTTGAGATGTCCTTGTAACGCGCCAGATTCTCCTTTGACGGATTGTCAGAATTGTTTCGGCACAGGATATTTTTATGTGAACCCTGTAAGCACACATGCACTCATAACCGGAATAAACGGAAACAACGACTATAAACGTTGGTCGGAAGAACTGATAGGAACTATCAATGTAACGGTGACGGATACAGATAAACCGAATATGGGGTATTTTGACAGGATCACAATTCAAAAGGAATATTCTTATTTCAGCGAAAATCTTCCTGTCAGAACAGACGGAGAGAACTTTTTCATATTTACTACTTATAAGCCGTTATCCATATACAGCATACATCTGTTTGATGGTTCTACGATGCCTTTAAGACAGCTTTCAGTGACAGATTACAAAGTGAGTGAAACGAACCCTTATTGTATAATTTTGACTGCCGATATGGCTTTAAATCCGGTCGTGAGCGTTTATTATCAGCATCAACTGGAGTTTCATGTGCTGGATTTCCCGCATGAAGTACGTGCTTCATGGAAAAAGAATAAGGAATCAGGACAATTGGAAAGAACAAGGCTTCCTATCCAGGCGGTAGCAAGAAGAACACATTTGATAGTCTCTGAAAAACCTAATTTTGACGGTTCTGGTGTTATTTTGAACGATAACGTACAAATGAAAGTGGTGGAATGATTTTACCAATAAACATAGATTTAGGTGATCTTGTGGAAGAATTTGATCTTTCAGGAGATCAATCTGTGTTTTTAGGTTCTTCCATTATTGACGCAGTTGTAGCGGAATATCAGATTAGGTGGCAAAATCTTATATCAAGCGAACTTCATAAGACAAGGAATGAATATAAAAGGGGAGTTTTCATAGAAAGGGAATCCCCTTTGTCTGTTACATTTGGATTGACAAATAGAGAATCTTCTATTCCTTTAATGATAGAAGAAGGGCAACCACCTTTTGATGAAAAAGAAGGATTTAGAAATTCCCCAAAAAGAAAGGAAGCGGAAGGTGGAGGTTGGTACATTGACATTCCTTTCCGTCACGCAACTTCGGAAGCGGTAGCGGATTCTGGATTGTTTTCAACTATAATGCCACAGCAGATTTATAATGCTGTAAGACAGTCAGGGAGATTGGAAAAGGGAAATTTGCCGGAAAACTTTTCGGAAAAGGGACAAAGAAAAGAAATAAACAGGTTGGGAGTAAATAAACCATCTTACATGCACAAAGCACCTATTTATCAAGGTCTTACGAAAGTAAATATAGCTTCTACCGCAAATGAGACAAGAAGTGGCTATTTTACATGGAGAAGGGTAAGTGAAAATTCTGACCCCAACAGTTGGTGGAATGGCGGTATCATTCCATACAAGCTCATGAACAAGGCTCTTGAACAAGCTAAGATAGATATTGTTGCGGATAGGGTTATAAACGAATTTTTAAAATCTATTTGACTATGTTACAGATAGTTAAGATAAAAAAGATCATAGAAGGCTGTTTGGAATATGTTCAGACTGACTTTGAAAGCAAGAAAAATGAAAAGGATTCTTTCTTGTATAAGGTGTTGGGAGATACACAGGATGGTTCTTACAACTTTTATGAGCAAGCAAAGAATTTCTTTTTAAGGAAAGAAACGAACCCTAACAACATAAAAGTATTATTGGAATATCCAAAGGACAGAACAGGGTTGCCGGCTTATGTAATCAGAGAACCGGGAAAGAGAACTGGTATTGCCAATTCCATAGGCAAGATAGAATCTTTTATGGGTGGTGTTCCTATGTACAGAGATACAAGACAGTATGGATTGGAAATTATGTGTTTTTCTGTAAATATGAACGAATCAATTCTGATGTCGGAAGTTTTGTATGCACTTTTACTTGGTTCTTGGGACTTGCTGGCTTCTCAATTTCTCAAAATAGAGTTTTCCATGAAAGAACTGATGATGGAAAATAGATTGATGCCAACTCCTATTTTTATTCGTTCCATAGGATTGGAATTATCTTCCGAAGAAATAGCACCCGGACTTGTGGACACTACTTTACTTGGAAAGATCATTTTTGGAAAGGTCAACCAAGTGGATAGTATTGCTCTTGGCGATCCAACCGCTACCAATGGACTTCCAGGTGTGGAATCGGAAATTAAAGGCGGTTGGTAGAACATTGAGCGAAAAATGATTACCTTTGGAAAACAAATTTGAAGAAGGAATGAAGGCAGACTTTCAAAAGGGGACTAAAATTTGTTCTTGTTGCAGACAGGAATTGCCTATCAGTGAGTTCTATGCAAAAAAGAGTCAACCTGATGGATTGAATTGTTATTGTAAAAAGTGTGTAAATTCTAAAGATAGAAGAAGGACACCAGAAGCTAAGGTAAAAAGGCAAGAAGAAAGGGTCTTAAAGAAAGAAAATGAATCTAAAGAATTTTCTCTTTATATGGATAGAGGATTGAAGGTCTGTAATAAATGTCATGAAGAAAAATCTTTTGAAGATTTTTGTAAAGATAAATACTCAAAAGACGGAAGATGTGCTACTTGTAGAGAATGTAGAAAGAAATATGTTTGGAATCCTACAGAAGAGCAAAAAGAGATTGTTAGAGCTAACGATAGAAAGAGAAACAAAACAGAAAAAAGAAAAATTTCTCGTAATAGGGCATATATTAAAAGAATTGAAAATGGAAAGATAGCTGAATATAAAAAGACAGAAAGATACAAGGAATCATGCAGAAAAAGAAACAAAAAGTGGTGGAAAGAACATGGTAAAGAGTATAATGAGAAAAATAGAGAAAGGCTTTTAAAATACAATAAAGAGTATAGAGATAGAGGAAAATATTTGCTTCGTACAAAAGAAAGAAGAAAGAATGATCCTCATTTTGCTATAATGTGTCGGTTAAGACGTAGAGTATGGTCTGTTATAAAAACAGAATATAAAAGCGCAAAAACAGAAGAGCTTTTGGGATGTTCTAAAGATTTCTTTGTTGAATACATACAATCTTTGTTTAGGGATGGTATGACTTGGGAAAATTCAGGAGGTAAGAATGGGTGGCAATTAGACCATATCATACCGTGTTCCTATTTTGATTTAACTAAAGAAGAAAATCAAAGGATTTGTTTTCATTATCTGAATTTTCAGCCTTTGTGGAAGAAAGATAATTTGGAAAAGAGAAATACAGTTCCTTCTAACTACTTAGAAAGGATAGAGGGAATAAAATCATATATAAATTCGATAGATAATTAATTGAAAATCAATAAGTTATGAGTACATCTTTTATTTTCAATAACAAGCAAGTAACGCTTCCGGGTGTTTATAGCCGAATTACAACGTCAGAAACATCTCCAGCTCGTACCTTAGACTATTCAAAGGTGCTCATAGTTGACACAGGAGTTTATGGTGCAAATTGGTGCGGTGGCTCTGGTGTATCTGGGGAAAACTTTCAGGGACTGGATTCTGTATATAGATTTGATACTTTGGCAGAGTTTCGTTCTTTCATGAAAGGTGGCATGTACTGGAAAATTGCAGAGGCACTTTTTACTCCTGATTACACAAATCCTGCTTCTACTGGTATCTCTCAACTGTTGTTCGTAAGAGCTGCCCAGACAACAGCTGCTACACTTACATTTGCAACAACTGCCGGAGGAACGTTTGAAGTAAAGACTTTGGATGAAGGCAAGGGAGCTAACGGTACACTTTCAGAAGCTGGAAACTTGATTACCGGTTATGGGCTTTCCATTGTGGCAGGTGAGGATGATCCGGCAAAATGGATCATGAAATTCTATGTCGGCTCTTTCACAGGGTACGCAGAAGATGGTTCTCCTATTGGAGAAACACCGGAAGATCAGGCAGCACCTACATTGGTATTACAGTCACCGGAATTTGACAATATCCAGACTTTGATTGATTGGGCTAAATCTGATTCTAATTTTGCTAATTTGTTTGTCTTGACGGCTAATGCAAAGAAAGAAGGTGAAGGAACTGTATCTGAAAGTGACGTAACAACTGCACTCGCAGGAAAGAAATTTGTCCTTGCAAAAGGAGCGACTGAAACTTACAATGCACAGTATTTGACAGATGCGCTTGCTGCTATTACAGGTTTGGACTATAGCTTTATCATGACCGACCAATTTGGTGAAAATGCTAACTCTGCATTGCAGTCACAAGTTATTTCACACATTAACAGTCAAGCTAAATACACTCATTTCTTGTTTGTAGGTGGCTACAATGATCAAGCTAAATTCAAAGATTCTCTTGATTTGGCGAAAGGTTTCAATAGCGAACTTGTCCAGTTGGTGCATGGTGGTGCGGGTATGGCATCCAGCATTACAGGCATTAAAACGCGTTGGTGGGGTGTGATGTATAACTTGTGCTGTATCTTAGGAAGAACGGCAGGAAAACCGCCTTATATTCCTGTCACAAACAAGACGATCGGTATCGACAAATTACAGCATACTTTGAGTGAAACGGAGAAGGTAAAGGCTTTGGATGCCGGTATGCTTGTGACGGTTTACAATGATTACACGAACAATTTTGTGGTATTGCAGGGTGTGAATACTTTGCAAGATAACAAGGTGTTATTCAACTCCAATGGTCAGAGCCACAGCATCCAGTTCATGCGTATTGTAGCGCAGATTAACAAGGAATTGGTTGTAAATGCTTCTATTGATCTGCTTGGACAGGAAAACGGTGTAAACGTGAATACTTTGTCTGCCGGTGCGGTGAAGGACTGGACGGTTGCTTATTTGCAGTCAAGAGTAGCAACGGAAGCACAGGATAACTTGCTTCTTTCTTTCAAAGATGTTGTCGTAACAAGACAGGAAGACGCTTGGTTTGTTACTTATAAGATCGTTGTCAACAATGAAATCAATAAGCTGTTCTTTACAGGCTTCTTAATTCGTGGATAATAATTCTAAAACATAGAATATCATGCAGACATTCAGTGCACCTATGGCATATATCAAAATTGGCGGTGAGACTGCCGGTTTTGTCAGAAATATTACCGTACAGGAACAGATCAATCGTGTAGATGTGCAAGGGTTAGGTAGTTTGCCTATTCAGGAGATCCCGCCTGTATCTTACAGATGCTCCGCAACAGTAGATCAGTTCTTCTTGTCTTTCAAAGCTCCGGTGGTGGAAGCAATGATCCATCGCTTGGGAACTTTGCAGGAAGTTTTGGATACTCTTACATTTGCAGAACAAGGTTTCTCTATCATGATCTATAAGAAATTGGTTCAGAACTTTGATGATTCTCGCAAGATGGTAACACAGGTTGATCCGACAGGACAGACGATTGCCCTTTTAACTCCGTGTTTCATTGAGAATCAGAATTGGCAGTTGCAAGAACAAAGCGTTTCGAGTTTCAACGTTAATATCAGGTATCTTAACCCCATAGTAACAGCGGAATACTGATTATTTTAACAAATAATTAACAATTAAGTAAAGCGTGGTGCAAGTTCAAAAGACTTAAATCACGCTTTGTTAGTTTAAGATAGGTAGGCAATTATATGCCTTAAAAACAATGGTAACTTTGTACCGGTGCAAACTGGCATACAGTTACCTAACCAATAGGTATTACATATCATATTGTGGTGGTCCAAATTTTGTTACTTCTTGGAACGATTTTAGAGTTAATTTGTTTATAGTTAAATAGTTAATGTCGGTCCATATTTGAGTACGAATGTATCCAAACAGTTGGTATTTTAGAAATAACGTCAAAATTCTTACTTTCTCTGTTTTATAATTATCTTTGCATAAATCAATTAATTAATCACAAAATAGAGTATGAATACGAAAGAAATTACAGTAAAAGGAAGAAAGTACGAAATTCAATTTCCTAATGTAGGACAGTATTACCAGATCGAAGTAAACAAGCAGAGATTAGGAAAAGGAAGTTACAACTCGTTGATTAGCAACCCTACCATTACAGCACAGCGTGCGTTGGATATGATTGACGTTGAGGCAACATTATCCGTTCTTTGTCCGCAGTTGGTTGCGGATTTGAAGGTAAAAAGTTTCTCGGAACTTGGATTGAAAGATTTTAAGGAGATCAGCGATATTTACATGAACGAGGTGTTTCCTTTCTTGAAAGAGGCTGAAAAAATACTTTCTTCTGTGGACTAATGAATCGGGAAGAATATAGGAATTTTGTTATAAAATGGAATAACGCTTTTCCTATTGATAGGTGGTTTAGGAACAAGCACAATATCCCTTTTCTTTCGGAAGAACATAAGAAGTGTGATTTCTTTACTGAACTTATGGAGTTCGAAGAAGAAAAGGCATTTTATGAACTTAATCAAGAAAAGAAAGAAAGAGAGGAAAAGACACAAGAATATATTCCCAATATCGGGGATTGGTTGAAAGCACCGGAAGGTGAAATTTCGGAACAAGATACTGCCTTCTATGAAGATCAGATGTTTAAGATGATCGAGATGGAGCAAAAGGCAAAAGAAAAAGGTAAGGAAAATGGATAACGAAAAAAGACTTAGGGTGTCGGTAGATGTCTCTCAACTTAGGTCGGTCGGGAGAGACGTTGAGAATATGCAGCGAAGAATAGTCGAAAACAATAACGACATTATTCGTCAGCAGAACGACGCACTTAACCAACTTAGGGAGCAATTGAACCTTTTGGGACAGCAAAATTCCGAAAAGGGTAGACAGGCTGCAACACCTACACGTCCAGTTGTCCAGCCTACGCCACAACCGGAAGGAGAAGATCAAGAAACTGCAACACCTACACGAAGGAGAAGAAGAAAGCAACCGGAAGCGGACATTTCGGGAGAAAGAGGTGAATCCTATCAAGATAGAGGCACGAGAGCTATCGACCTCTCGGCTTTGCTTGGTGTAAATCAAGAAGGTTTTCGTGATATTGTGGAAGCCATTTCTTCCGGTAATAGCGATTTGTCTGATATAACAAAGCAAATTCTTCAAAACGTGCAAGCAGGAGCACGCGCTTTAGAGGGGATACAAGAAGGGGTCTTTTCCATTGATGAAACTCTATACAATCAAAGAGGAACTTCTTCTGTGGGCGGATCGGGAATACAGCCTATTCCAGTGCCCACACCATCACCAGTGCCAGCAAGAGAAGAAACACCTATTACAAGAGAAAGAAGGGAAAATGTACAAAGAGGAAGTGACAGAAGTACAGCTACTAACATTGCCACAAGAGTGATTTCCGGTGTTGGAGCTACATTTCAAAGTCCTGCTGCTATGGGTGGAGGACTTATATCTTCTTTGGGCGGAATTGTAGGAGAAGGACTTTCTTTGATACCTGGTGTGGGGGGATTTTTGGGTGGCGTAACCACTGCGGTCGCTAATGTCATGGCGGGTATTTTCACTACATCTGTTGAAAAGGCTATGGAAGCGCAAAAGAGAACCATACCTTATGCGCAGACAATGGGTGTTTCCGCAGGACAAGCCATGCGCACAGCCTTTGGAGAAGGTAGCTATGCTGCTGGTGCTCTTGGAATGAATGTAGGGGAGTATATTCAAAGACGTGCTGCGCTTATCCGTGCCGCCGGAGGAAAAGAGGGAACAGTTGCGCCCGTACCGGAAACACAAAGTTTGATGGCTGTACAGCGTTTATATGGACTTAGTGACCGTACTGTAATGGGAATGCAAGGTGCGATGCGTTTTGCCCGTACAGAGGAAGGGCAAACTGCTTCTTCATCTGCTATTATCCGTTCGTTTGAACAGACTATGAAACAGCTTCAAATCCCTCTTAGCGAAATCGCTTCTACGATGGATGAAAGTATGACTACTTTTATTCGTTCTGCCGATGATATTCTTTCTCGTACAGGTGAAATAGATGCAGCAAGCATAGCTTCTATCATGCGTGCTGTTCGTTTGCAGACCGGAATGGAAGGTAGGCAATTGGAGCGTGTACAGCAGGCTTTTATGGGGCAAGGGATTTCACAAGATGATGTAACGCAAACTCTTTTGCTTCGTGCAACACAACAAGCCACAGGATTGACAAATCCTTCTGAAATTCTTGCAGCTATGGAAGATTTGTCAAGAGGTGAGGGGGATAAAAATATAATGAAGCGGTTTCTTGAATCATTGAAGGAAATATCGGGAGGAAGTCTTGAAATGCTTCGCCATTTGATGCGAGGGGCATTTACAAACCTTTCCTATACGGATATTAATAAGATTACTGGACAAGGGGATATTGACTTTGGAGAATTTTATAAGAAAGTGGATGAATCCAGGCAAGCACTTAGGGAACAGAATGACACAACAAACAGATATGAACCTACTGCTGCCGAAAGAACCGTTACGTCCGGCGAAAAGATGATGTCCACTTATGAAAACAGAATGATTGGAATTGGTGAAGCGAATATAGACAGATTGGGCAAGATACTGAATGCTATAAATGCTATGTACACTGCTACAGCTAATTTTCCTACAGCGTTGGAAAAATTTATATCAGAAAATAAAGAAAAAATTAAGGATGGTGGCATGGATTTATTATCATCCGCACCATATGGAATTGGCATGATTCCAGCAGCATTATATAAGATAGGGTTGAAAGAATTGGTTAAATCTTTAGCTTCGGAGGACAATAAATAATGGCAAAAAAAGATAACAGCAAAACAAGCGTACCACCAATATACCCACTTCCGGCGTATAAATACTCCACTATACAGGATTTTATTGATATATGGCAAAAGGTTATTCCTACTGGGAAGAAAAAATATACTCCATCTGATTTATTGAAGGTAAAGAACGAAAAGGGGGTTTCTAATCTTGATATTATTTGGGGAACTTATGACAAAGAGGAACAAGCGAAATATAAAAGTGATTATGATTCCGGTACGCTGCCTTATGTAAAGCAAGGAACAACTTTGTTCTGCCCGAAAGATGATACGCCATTATCCCTTACAAAAGCCGCAAAAGAAGGCCAATTTGTGTCGCAAGGAAGTTTTAAGGCTTATTGGGGAGAAAACTATGAAAGTCTGATAAGTGATGAAGAATATTTGCCTGACACAAGCGTTACATCTTCTCTGAAAGGAACAGGGATAAACGCTAAGATAATTTCCATGAACGTAAGGGTATGGGTATATATCAAGGCTTTGGATAAGGTTATGGATTTGTCCCCTTATGTTTTGCAGGTAGTAACGACAAAATCGAAACAGACGGGAGAATTTACTGTTTTGCTATCACCTTTTTATGCCAATGAAAGTTCTTTTGCTTTTGGAGAATCTATTGTAGAACAGTTTAATCTTGTTTCCAATGAGGGAGCGCAAGTCAAATCTTTTCAAGAAAAGTTTATCCAGAATAACGATATAGTCTTTATCCGGTTCGAACGTTTGAAAAAGGAAAAATCAACGGGAGATTTGGATTTAGGAAAGCAAGTGAACTTGGAAATTCCTGTTTCTAAAATAGCCAAAAATAATATTTGGGATATGATAGGATTTGTGGACACCTGCACATCTTCTTTTGAAGCACAGGGAAACGTAAAATCCATCACAATAGAAGGAAGGGATATAAGCAAACTCTTTATGGAGGACGGGTGTTATTTCATTCCTCTATTGAATGCTACTGATACCTTTTCTCATTGGTACGAAATGAGTGAGGATAGTATTTGGTTTAAAAGAAATGTCCTTACAGGAGCTTTTTCAAATCTTTTATGGTCATACGCAGAAAAGCCTATACGGGAGTGTCTATGGTTTATTGTAAATGTCATGTCAACGATAGGAATAGCCAAAAATAGTGTATTTGATTCCTGGCAAGACAAAAGAACAGAGGGGTATGATATTGGAGCAAAAGAAAAACGTCCTGTTAACGGTGTTTGGCAGATAGTAAAAGTATTTGTGGAGGATATTCTCGAAAAAAGGGTTCTTATTGATTCTTCCATTGCCAATCCGAACGGCACGCTATTGGAGTATATGACGAGGGTATGTCAGTTTCCTTTGGTGGAATTTTACTTTGATACCTACGTTAATACGATAGATGTGGTCGTAAGACAACCTCCATTCAATAAGGATGCTATTTTGGGAGCTTATAAGAATGGGCAGTATGTGACGATTGCTTCCGACAATTTGCAAGGATATGATTTGTCTTATGATACAAGAAGCTATTCTTGGTATCAGCTAAGAGTAATGGATAATCATGCTGGGCAAAGGAATACGACAAGTCTTGCTTTTGTTCCTATTGTGTATTTGGATGATTATGCCGAAGTGTTTGGTAACAAGAAAATGTCCTTTACAGATCAGTATTTGAACTACAAGGAAACGGACGGAGTGAACAAGACGCAGACACTTGCTAACTTTCAAGAAGCTGCATTAAATGATCTTATATACATTATAGAATCAACAGCTTATCTTCCTTTTACGAGAACAGGTACGATTACAATAAATGGGGATAGAAGAATAAAGGTTGGTACATTTATTTACTTTGAACCGACAAATGAATTTTTTTATGTGTCCTCTGTGATCAACAATGTTTCTTTCTTGGATGGGAATTTGCAAAGACAGACTATTATGCAAGTGGAAAGAGGCATGTACGTTCCTATTCTTTCCAATTCTTTCTCTTCTGTAAAGAATAGACAGGATAACGCAGGGGAAGAAAGTAAGGATGTGAAACCGGATTATTTCAAATTGGTTGATTTGACGGAAATGAAAAATGCAGCTAAAGTGGCTCAAAAAGACCAGATCGCTACGCTTGTTTCTCCAAAGGTGGATAGAAAACAATTCGAGTATTTCTTAAATCGCAAAATGTTCAGTTAGGCATGGCAGGAGGAAAAGTAAGAAAATTGAATGCGTCACCCGAAGCGATTTCATTCGGGTTCATAGTTATTCCTAACGGAGTGGACAGGGATTTGTATGTGGAAACCTGTTTAAGGAGAGGTCGTGTTTCTGTCATGGGAAATGGGGGAGCTTTCTTTCGGGATATTTACATAACAAATGAAGTTTTGGCTAATATCGAGTTCCCGGAGAAAGAAAATGAACAAGGGTCGGCAGTAGTGATAGCAAGTAATCCGTATGACGGTATTCCTATTGTGATAGGGAGTTATCCGAGAAACGACCAATCTCCTATGTGGAAAGAGAACACATTCCAGTTTAGAAAGACAGTAGGAAATGTGACTGCATCCTTATCTGTTGATCCGGCTAACAATGCAGTAATTGTTTCAATTAATTCTCCCGAAAAAGCATCTGTAAAGGTTCTTGCTACAGGTTCGGAAGAATCGGAAGTGAATGTTGAATCCACTGGAAGCGTGAATGTAACCGGAGGAACAAATGTTTCCGTAAAGGGATATACGCAGATAGAAGCAAAGGTTGTGAATCCAGAAAAACCGGAGGAAGAAGAAAGAAAAGTTTCTATGGATTTGGAAAAGGTTTATTTCCATTGGAAAACAGAGGAAATGGAACAATCTTTACAAGTGAACAATAACGGAGTATCAGTTAAGATTGGGGAAGATGTACAAAGCACAATAACTAAAGAACAATTAGATTTAAAGACAGGAGAATCCACTTTGAAAATGAATAATGATATTATTGAGTTCAATGGCGGAGGGTTGAAAGGTTTGGTTGAATTGGATAATCTTACAAGCAAATTGAATACTTTTGTCCAGTCTTTCAATTCTTTTGTAAGCACATATAATTCTCATTCTCATCCGGTATCAACAACAGGTTCGGCAACAGCACAGACAGGCTCGACTACAGGTATTGTTGGGAGCGCACAAACGGCACAATCATTCAATGCTTCTGATTATGAGAATGAAAAGATAACACAAGGATAGGAGATTGTGAGAAAAGTTTGTACTTTTGAAAAACGATTTAAATATTTTCAGCCGTGGCAGTTTTGGATTCAGTAGTAAAAACAGCGAAATCGACACTTAAAAATTTGGGACGATCCATGATGTCGGCACAGTTCCCGAATGATTTTGAAGTGTATATGTGTTCTTTGGAGTTGGCAGATTCCAAAGGAAACACAATTGATGTCTTTACTTTCCCTATCAGCCCGGAGAGTATAGATAAGAGTGAACCGAAAAGAACGACAGTAGTCAACACGGCAGGAGGTGTAACCGTTCTCACTTCTCCTGTTTTCATGCCTCAGGCAATCACGATAAAAGGGAATTTCGGAAGAACATTCAAGATTCTTTTAAGTGGTTCGGATAGCGTTTCTTTGACAGGTGCAGCTTTTAGCATATCGGCAGGAAAGCGTTATCTCTATCAGCTACAAGGGAAATCTACAAGCTCTCTTAAAATGCCTTCTTTCGATGCCGGCATCAAAACAGGATATGGCTGTATCAAGATATTGCAATCTATCATAGATAAAAGTAATGGCGTTGACGAGAATGGTTTCCCCATGAAACTTTTCTTCTATAACATGGCTCTTGGTGAGAGTTACCTTGTAACAATCCCCTCACGTGGCGTTAATTTCAGTCAGAGCGTGTCAAAGAACATGATATGGGAATATAACCTTGAAATGACCGTTATAGCTCCTTTAGAAGCAGTTTCGGGAGCGAAAGGTACAAAGACTTCTCTTTTAAAGAAGTGTGCCTCTAATGCAATACAAAAGGGTATAAATGAATTTGCAAGTTCAATCTCTAAAGGTTTGTTGGGCAATGAATGAAGCATTTGAAAAATTTTACAACGTAACAGGATATGATATAAAGTCATATTTCCAGAAGTTCGTTGATTTCTGTACCAACGACTATCCTCTTATTGTGGACTATTATAGTAATGGTGGAGAGATGGACAAGGATTCTTTTTTGCGCCTTGTGGAACTTGTAAGGGAATCGGAAACGATTGAGCCTTTGTTTATTCTGCATGAAAATACTTTGGATGATATTTCCATGTGGGATATTCTGGACAATTTCACAGAAACACAGACAAAACTTTCCACTATCAAAAGTTCTGCAAGGTGGCTTAGAAGTTCTTCTTTGGATAGGAACAACACTTTGCAGATGGAAAAGACACTTCGGACAGGGGAACGGTTTGAAGATGTATCTAGACAGCTTAACAGTGCCAACCCGGAGGATGATTGGATGGATATTACAATACCACAATATATAGAGGAAACAGATTATTCGTTCTCTGATGGTGGAGGAAAGTTTTATGTCAACTTAAAGAATGTTGGAAACAATTATCTTGATACGGTTGTAGATGTTCTTGTCGGAGATAATATTCTCGGTCGTGATATAAATATGAACTTTATCTTCGAGAATGACGATTTGAAGATAGTAGTAGGTGATGAAGCAATTCATCAAGCCTTAGATACTATTCTTTCTTCCCAAAAGGGAGCGATACCGGAGTTTAAAGATTACGGAATTGCCAATGAGTTTATAGGCACAACGGTGAACGCAATCCAGTACCCTTCTATTTTTAAGGATGTAATGAACATGTTCCAAAGGGATTCAAGATGGGATTCTGTGGAATTGATAGATGTAAAAAGAGAGGAAGATGCCGTGTTCCTTTCTTTGCAATGTAAGACGGTGACAAAGAAAGATTATTTAGTAAATATTCCTATATAATTGATATTCAGATGATTACAAAAACCAGTGCAACGATAACAAATCTAAAGAACCTCTTTATAGAGATGTTTTTAGATAAGACAGCCAAAGTAAGCAATGTGGCTGACGGTTCGGTTGTGAATGCTACAGCATTTGGAGTGGCGAAGGTTGCTCAAAAGGCGATGAAGGATATCGCCATAAAGGAAGCGCAGATATTCCCGGATACAGCCACAGGTGCTTATTTGGATAAGGCTGCTGCTTTGTATGGTGTAAGTCCTCGTAAGGGTGCTTTGGGTTCTTCGACATATATAAGGGTATCTGCTGATCCAGGTACGGCATATGACACTTCTGTTACTTTCGTAAACAAGAACGGTATTCGTTTTCAGGTTGATGAAGCGTTGACAGTTGGAGAAAGTGGTTATGGGTACGTGAAAGTGAGAAGCGTTAACGCAGGATACTCAACGAATGTACCTCCTAACAGCATTACGAATGTTTCTCCGCAGCCACAAGGACATATTGAGTGCACGAACGAATATTACGCTATCGGAGGTCGTGATAGTGAGGATGACGAAACATTTAGAATCCGTATCAAGAACAATCTGAATATCCTTAGCAAGAATACAATAGAATATTGGACGCAGACACTTAGCAATATAGACGATCGTGTCTTAAAAGTAATGAGTGCCGGTCTGGACGAAAAGGGCGTGTATAACCTCTATATTGTTTCGCAGAACGGTATTTTCTTTACCGAAGAAGAACTTGATACGCTTCTTGAAAGTGCACAAGGGTATTTCGGTATTTCAGAACTGAATATCGAAGGAAAGGCGGTCGGCATTGGTATCAAGAATATCGATTGGTTCTATGTGGGTTCAGAAAGGGGGTTGGATTTCCGTGTACAGCTTCAACCAGATTACGATGTGTCTACTGTGCGTCAGAACATACAAGTGAACCTTACTAAATGTCTTGATTTCCGTTTTTGGACACCTGGTAAAATTGTGGAATGGGACGATCTATTGGACATTGTAAAAAAGACTGATGGCGTGAAATACGTGCCGGACGAGTATTTCTTTCCGTATTACGACCAGCAAGTTCCTGCAAACCAGCTTCCTCGTATTAGAGGGTTTGTGATGCGCGATCAAGACGGAAATGTTTTGTATGATTCTGACAGCAATCTTTCGCCGTTGTTTTATCCGGCTGAACCGGAAGATTTATTTGTAGGCATCAACGATAGTTCATTGAACCTTTATCAAGAGGTTTATTTCAATGTGACAGATTCGGAAGGTGGCACTGTGGAAGGTGCAAATATTTCTATAGGAAATAATGCTGTTATAACAAATGACAATGGGCAAGCTATTATCCAACTTGCAAACGGACAGTATGAATATATTGTTTCCGCTTCGGGATATATCCCCGTAGAAGGAATGTTTGTAGTGTTGAACGGTAGTATTTCCATTGATGTACAAATGGTTTTAGCTCCTTATACGGTCACTTTCCATGTGACGGACGAAAAGGGAGGGGTTGTTCCTTATGCAAATGTAATGATGGATAACAGAACCACCACTACCAATTTGCAAGGTGTGGCTTCTTTGTCCGCAAGGAACGGGAACTATCCCTACACTATTGAAAAGTTGGGATATGATGAGTATTCCGGCAGTGTAGTTGTGGATGGTAGAGATAAAGAAGTATATCCTGAATTGGAATTTAAGGTATGGACGATTACTGTCATTGTAAAGGATAAGGAAAATCAGCTTATACCGAATGCCATTGTAAAGGTGAACAATGGAGAATATCTTACGAACCAGCATGGAGAGGCGGAAATACCACTTGTAAATGGTGAATATCCTGTAACAATCGAAAAGACAGGGTATGATACTTTACAGGGGGAAATTAAGGTCAACAACCAGAATGCGGACGTTACCTTTGAGATGGATTTCTTTTTATACAATGTGGAATTTAATATTTCGCAGGTAAATCAGGGGAATCCGGCAGAAGGAGCTACAATCAAAATAGAAGGACAGCCGGGAGTATTGAATGTAAACGGTTCTGGACAAGCTACTATAAAATTAAAGAGTGGAAATTACAGCTACACCGTGCAGAAAAAGGGATATGATGATTTGACCGGATCGTTCAGCGTAGAAGGACAGGATACATTTATTCAAAGAACCCTTGTATTGAGACATTATAATGTGGTTATTACTGTTCTTGACAGTGATAACAGTAGTCCGGTACAAGGAGCAGCAGTAAATATCAATGGTTCTCCTTATCCTACAAATGAAAGAGGGCAAGCTGTTGTAAGCCTTCAAAACGGGACATATCCTTATACCGTAACAAAGTCGGGATATTATGACGGCAGTTCTTCGGTTACTGTTCTTGACAGTGATAACAGTAGTGTAATAAGTTTAAAGGCAAGACTTTACAATGTCATAATGACGGTAAAAAATCCATCGAAAGAACCTATTAAGGGGGCTACAGTGGAGATAAATGCAACGTCTTATCAGACACAGGATAATGGTGAGGTGTCCTTGCAGTTAAAAAATGGTACATATCCGTTTACGGTGGTTGCCAATGGTATGGACGATTATTTAGGCGAGCTGGAAGTTGTAAGTGCAGATATTCCGTCTTTTCCTGTAAATATGGAGTACAAGAAATACGATATTGTATTTACTGTACAGACAGATGAAGGTGTTGCAATTGAAAACGCTAATATTCATATCAACGAAAAGGACTATCAGACTTCGCAGGGTGGTTTGGTAACGGTTCGTCTTTCTGACGGTCAGTATCCTTATACGGTAACGAAGGAAGGTTATGTTCAGACACAAGGTAATGTGGAAGTTTCCGGTAGCAACAAGAACGTATTAGCTCAACTTACCCCTATATCATATAATATTACGTTTGTAGTAAAAGATAACATGGTTTCGCCCAATCTTTTGCAAGGAGTGTCTATTGATATAGAAAATGAGGACAAGACAGTTACCACAAATGCGTCAGGAGAAGCGATAATCAGTCTAAAAGCTGGTAAATATACCGCTTCATTCATGAAGAACAGCTATAAGACTGAAACTCTTTCATTTGAAGTAACTGGAGAGGCTACGTTTACGCAGATATTGAAGAAGATATGGAGTCTTACCTTTAAAGTGACCGCCGCAGGAAAATCAGGCTTAAAAGATGTGACTGTCAGTGTAAGTGGAGCGGCCATATTAAGTGGAAATACTGTAAGTCTTAAAACAAAAGATGATGGAACAACTGATCCTGTGCAGGTAATAAACGGTGCTTATGATTGGAATGCGTCACTCACAGGATATTCGCCGGAAGAAGGAGTGGGAAGTATTCAAGATGCCGATCAGGAGAAAGTGATAGAATTGACTTATGGGTTTGAAACTACATTTACAACTTCACCAGCCACACAAGGCGTTGAAATTACTATTGATGGTAATGATACAATTACAACGGGGCAAGACGGTATAGCAACAATAAATCTTTCCACAGGAACGCATACTTACGCTTATTCAAAAACAGGTTTTTTAAACGGGACAGGAAATGTGCGAATCGAAGAAGCTGAAAAAAGTGTACAGATAACACTTGTTCCCGGAGCGACAGTTACATTCCATACAAAGGTAGGAAATTCTGCTTTGGCGGATGTAAAGATAATTGTAGGACAAAGTAGCGCAAGGGCACTTCCTGAAACCATTGTAACAAACAGTCAGGGTATCGCGGCAATTGATCTTCCTACAGGGGATTATCAATATCAGATTCCTACTACAAGTACGGATAATCCTAATCTGGCGGAAGTGCCAAGCGGAACATTTAGTGTGGCAACTACCGCAAGTACCATTGAATTGGATTTAGCTGATTATGTAAAATATAACGTTACTTTTCAGACTGTTCCACCCACACAAGATGCAGCTATAAGTTTTGCTAAGGTAGAATCTCCAGATACACCCGTTGCAAGTGGAGCTACTGCTTCTAACGGCATTCTTACTTTGGCTTACAAGAACGGACAGTATATCTATACAGCAAAGAAATCCGGTTATAAAGATGTAACAGGTGAGTTTACAATTGCAGACGGAAACCAGAACATAACGGTTGAGATGCTTCAAATTTCAACGGTTACATTTACTGTAAAAAGTCAAAATGATAGTTCTCCTATTGAGAATGCCATTATCGAAATGGCAGATCGAAGCGATTCATCTAACAAATACAAAGGGACAACTAACTCGTCTGGCGTAGCTACTATGACGTTTAATGGCGGAGAGTTTGAGTGGTCACAAGATAGCGATGCGGATTTTTCCGGTTGTCCTGTTTTTCAAGAAGATGAAAAATATCTTGTTCCATCGGAAGGCATAACAACAGATCAATTAAAGACCTATTTCCCCAATGGTGTAATTGTCTCTCCATTGACAATTGTTCAGGATAAGGATAATAGTAGTGTTACGGAAAGTCTTACCAGAATTTACAACTCAAATAGGATAGATGGCTGGGAAGGAAGTTGGGATGGAACGAAAAAGAATTTTACTTTAACGAGTGTAATCAAGACATCGACAGCTTCTACAGAGACTTATGTTTTGTTTAATGTGGATGCCGGACTTATAGGGTTTTCGAATGATCTTTTCCAAATTGGCGCAGAAAAGACAGTGGATTATCACAAGGCTTTGGATTTTGGTTTTAAGGTAAGTGGCGTTTCGTCCAATCTGAAGATAGTTATAACTTATGGCTCGCAAAACGCTCCCTTAACGGTGGAGATGGAAAATGATGTAATTCAAAGATTCCAGCTTTCTGATCTTTTGTTGGATACAGAAACAATAGGTAATTCTACCATTTGGTCAGTGCATGTACAATCTTTTGACGGAGGTACATTATCCGCAGATGATTTGAAAGATTTGAATATCACATTCTCTTTCTATGGCAAAAAGGTAATAAGTTCAGATATTCCGGCAAATAAAGTTTTGCACGGAAGCTATGATTATACCGTTACCCCACCTTCTCCTTTGGAAGCACAATCAGGCACGTTGAATGTAAATGCACCTGCCATCAACAAAGAAATTTTGATTGCAAATAATGTAAATGTAACATTTAAGGTAACTTCAAAACAGTCTTCACTTATTCGCCCTCAAATAGGTGATTTTGTATATGGTGACAAAACATGGTCAACTGAATTGGACAGTACTAAAACTTGTGTCGGTGTCATTACTGATGTAAGAAGTAAGGATTTTGATTTTATCGCTTTGCGAAATGTGGACGTGGCGTTTTGGGCACAGACATTAGACATTATTCCTAATGTAGTTACCGAAACAAATGAATCTTTAGCTCTTTGTGATTTTGCAGGTAAGACAAATTCTCAAAGCATCATATTAGCGAAACCAACGGAAAGCACGGCGGCACATCAGTGCGCAGCTTATTCTACAGAAGGATTTGGAGCGGGTTCTTGGTTTTTGCCTTCTTGTGGGCAGTGGAATGTAGCCCGACTAAACAAAACCATTATAAATAGTTCAATAAGCATAGCAGGTGGAGCTATTATTGGTAGTGCTATATTCTGGACTTCAACACAATATAACGAACAGGTCGCTTGGAGTGCTTATTGGGTTGACTCTGCACCTAGTAGTTATACTAAAACCAATCCTTGCAAATCTCGTCCTTTCTGCACCTATGAATACAACCCTGTTCCAAACGGTGTATATATTTATGACAAAGATAATAATCGTTACACAAAAGAAGAATGGGCATCATCTGGTAAAGGAACGTCTGATGTATGTGGTATAGGCATTTCAACTGATACTGATTCGTTTATGATATCGACGGATATAAGTGTCGCAGACTACGCTTTTGGAGGACAAGGAACTTTGATCCCCAATGTACCAATGTTAGGTACTAATATAGTATCCTCAAACTTAAGTAAAGCAACACATGGGTTTATTTACACTGATGTGATAATATCTGCTTTAGGAATTAACGCACTTGCGGCAAAATATGCTAAGACATATGCGTTTGAGAATGGACAAAGTGGTTATTTACCTTCATTTGGTGAGGTAAATACTTTGTATTCTTACAAAACACAGGTGGAAGAGATTTTGCGCATGTTGGGTCTTTCTTTATGGGGGAGCGAATCCATTCAAACATGTACCCAGTATGGAGATTCAAATAACGCAACTCTTTATTGGCTAAATGGAAATTCTCCTCAACCAGGTAAAAGTAACAGTTTTAAAGTTTTGCCTTTTACCCTTCTTCCTTTATCTAACATAGCAATTCCTATTCAGAACGCTCTTGTAAAAATGACATCTGCATCAAACAATTATCAGCAGAACACAAACAACAATGGAGAAGCTGTTATTTCTGCTGCATTAGGTGTTGATTATGATTATGAGGTCAGTGCTGGTGGTTATGTAACGCAGAACGGGAAAGTCGGTGTATTAAATGAAGCGAAAACAATTGAGGTTACTTTGCAGCCTGCAAGTGAGCTTTCTATAGTTGTTCACAGGAACACATTAGACGGGGCAACTGACATTTCCGGCGTACAGGTTGTTGTGACTGAAAATAAGGGAGGAGGTTTACAGATGGCTTCCGGTACAACTTCACAAAACGGGACAGTTATTTTATCTGTACCAGACGGAAGCTATAAAGTAGCTTTTTCTAAAGATGGATTTGAAAGCAAAGAAGAAACGGTTGAAGTAAACGGGAAAACTGCGCTTAACACCTTCCTTCTACAAATATACAGTGCCATTAATGTTCAAGTAAGGAGAGTTGGACAAATGCAAGGTATGCCAAGTCAAATCCAATTAAAGGACAGTACGGGACTGGAGGTGATTCAGACTAAAAATATAACCACTACCGTAACGTTCGCCAACGTTCCTTATGGACAGTACATTTTATACGTACCGGAAGGAGATTATTCAAAAGAGACTTCACAAAGTGTTACAGTGAATAGTGAAGGAATGCAGGTGCAAGTAAACCTTATCCCTCTTTATAATCTGGTTGTAAAGGTATTGCCTTCTGGTGGTAACGTTACTTTCACTGGTTCGGATGGTGTTCAAAAACAGGCTTCGACAAATGTTTCAAACAATGCAGAGTTTTACAAGATTCCTGCTGGAAATTATTCTATTAATATTACAGGAGATGCCGGGTTTGAACCTATCAATACAATAGGTGTAATTGAACAAACAGCCGATCAAACTGTGAATTTGGAATGCACCCTAACTAAACTGAACAAGTTGGTGCAGATAACAAGTAACCAATCCAATTACCAATTAGATACTTCTTACAAATACGTTTCCCTTTTGATAGTTGGAAGAGGAGGTGAAAAATTTGAGTATTGGAATTCTTGGAATGAATTTGCATTGATGGGTGGAACAACTGGACAAATTGTATATATTCCTAATATATTGATGTCGGATATTTCAAATGGTCAAATAAATAAAATTACATTTAGTGGTGTTCCAAATGCAGGAACTTGGATGTATGGGACGGAGTATTCCATAAAATTAGAAATAACAACTTATGAATACAAAGCCTATAATGGAAAAGATGTTGCTCAAAATGATGCCGATTATCCTATACCACAAGAAAATAGATTGGGCAATTATTCTGTATATAACGCAAAAAGTTCCGGTGGTTTTGTTGCCCACACGAGAGGCACATTTTATTGTAGTGGAAGTTATGGTAGTCAGAATGCGCAAGAAGAAAGTGCTTCCGATTTAGGTCCAAGAATGGAACCGGATGGAGCGCCGGGCGGAGATGGCAGATATGGATATAAAAGTTCTTATGAAAATACTGTTTTGGGAGACGTAACTGAACCTATTCAATCCTCAGTTGTTATCCCTGTCCAGTCTATTTTTGGAGGTACAAGTAAAGGCGAAGCGGGATATTTGAACACTGGAAGTGGGAAAAGAACCGGTGCGAGCTCATGGGGAGGTGCAGGCTATGGTGGCTCTAATTACACTTCTCCGGACGGAGGTAAAACAAGAATTGCTGGGTATGGTTCTGGACAAGAATCTTCTCCGGCAGATGATGATGCGGGAAATATTACGAAACCAGGAGAAGGTATTTTCTGCATATACTACCACAATGAACCTATTTAATAAACTAAAGGGAGAGGATAACTATATATCAGTTTGCAGAAATATTTAATGTTGTAGATTTTAAATAAGAAATTTAAAATATTCTATTTATATTTGCGCCATGTATTTGGTAGAACAACATATTATTTCTGCAAACGATAAGAGGTACAAAGATTTAGATCGAATTTGTTTCTTGTCCAAGAACTTGTATAACGCTGCTTTGTACACAATAAAGCAAGAGTTTCTTAGTACGGGAAAGTGGATAAGAGCAGGAGAACTTAACAAGAAAATGGTAGCAGAAAATAATATAGATTATAGAGCAATGAGTGGATCATCTTCTCAACAAGTTCTTATGGCTTTAGATAAGAATCTAAAATCTTATTTCTCTGCTATCAAGTCTTGGAAACGGGATAACAAAAAGTTTACCGGTTGTCCAAAATTTCCGAGATACAAACATAAAACAAAAGGTAGAAATGTATTCTCTTATTCTTATGCGCAGTTTAAACACAAAGGAAACTTCATTTTCTTTCCAAAGAAAGAAGGATTGTCACCTTTGAAAACGAATTGCAAAGAAGGTTCTGTAAAACAAATTCGATTTGTTCCTAAATCAGATTGTTATGTTATAGAAGTTGTTTATGAATCTTCTGTAAAAGAACAGCTTCCCGACAATAATAGAATCATGTCTATTGATTTAGGTGTAAACAATTTAGCTTCTATTGTAACTAATACAAACAATAAACCTGTTTTGATTGATGGAAGGAAATTAAAATCCATCAATCGGTATTATAATAAGAAAAGATCGAAAATTCAACAACAATTAAAAAAAGTAAATGGAAAAGAAAATTCAAGACGGTTAATGTCTCTTACAAGAAAGAGGAACAACAAGATCAAAGATTATCTTCACAAGGCAAGTAAAGAAATAATTAACATTTGCTTGGAAGATAATATAACAACATTGATAGTAGGGCATAATGACGGATGGAAACAAGAATCCAATCTTGGGAAAAGAAACAATCAGAATTTTGTCTCAATTCCTTTCGATATGCTCATATCAATGCTAAGATATAAATCAGAAAGACAAGGACTAAGATTTGTTGAAGTAAACGAATCTCATACGTCAAAATGCAGTTCTTTTGATTTAGAATCTGTGGAACATCACGATACTTACGTTGGTAAAAGAATCAAGAGAGGTCTTTTCAGAACCAAAGGTGGGGTCTTACTTAATGCAGACATCAACGGAAGTTATAACATCATGAGAAAAGTAAAAGGGGATGCAGTAATGCCACCCTATACAGGGTTTGGGTATAACCCAGTTAAGAAATTTATTAACTAATATATAGTTACCAAGAAGCATAAGTTTACTATGTTTGTTCGGAAAAGATTATCTTTGTGATAAGTATATACTTTGTTTTTAAACGTTTAAAATTTTCATTGCAATGGATATAATCAAAAGAACAGTAACAGCTAATTCCAATAAGCTGATAACCACTAACGGCGAAGCCGCACCTTCTTTAATCAGCAGTGCATGGAACTTTGCTACAATTGATAAAGATATTGAACTGACAGACCAAAACGGACAAGAAGTTCCGTTTGTAGTTATTCCTCTTTCCGAAGGGGCAATTAAAGTAGTTCTTTCTGGTGGAATGGAATATACCATTTCGGAAGCGGAAGTAAGTGCAAATCTGGGAATGCCGATTATGTACATGGTTCAGAAGATTCTGAAAGACGGAACAACGGCAACTTCTTTAAGTATAGGTATCTAAAGGAAAGGAATCAGCAATGAATTTAATAGGAAATATTAATGCAATTCCTTTTAGGAGATTCAGGAGCGGAAGTGGAGCCACCCCACCTTTCCCATCTATTCCTGGTATGATTGCAAGATATTCCGCTTCCGGTCTTACTAATGAACAGATGAAAGAAAATCCTGTATGGGTAGATAAGACAGGTAATGGGCATGACTTGCAAATGAAGAACTTCCTTTGGGGTGAAATGTCTGGAGTAGGTGGATATAAATTAAACTGGGGTGATTCTAACGTGTGGGGAGATTATATTACTCAAGGGGTACTTTGTACAGGTGAAGTTACTGATAATACAATCCATATTACAAGTGCTAAAACAAATAATTCGTTATTTGAAACAAGGGCAAGCCTTAAATCTGTTGAGTACAAAGTATTGATAAAAGGATTAACGGATGATATATATTTGCGTTATGGTGTATTTAATGATGGGAAAGAATTATGGACAGAAATAAAGAACGATGGTATATATACTTTGCCGTCGTATGATTACGATAGTAGATATAATATGAAGTGGAAAGTGATATCCCGAACCTATCCTATAGATTGTAATATTACCATCGAACAACTACCCCTCTACCCAGGCTTTATCCTCGGTGACGGAGTAGACGACTTTGCAGTTACAGAGAAGGAGCTTAGCTTCGAGGATACCTATACGGTGTACACGGCGTTTATTCCGTTTCAGAATAATCCGACAAGGAATATGATTTTGTGTGGAGCTGATAGCAAAAAAACTTTTTCCATGCAATATTCGTCTTTGGTTTATGTATCTTTTATAGCGGGTAATAACTATTATATAAATGCTAATTTTGTTAATGGGCTTAATTTGTTTGCTTGTAAACGAAATGGTAATAATATATGTATTAAGAACTTATTAACTAATAAAGTTGTAACAGGTACGTGTGGGGACTGGGTGGAAAACGCTGGGCTATATTATTTATGGAAGAATGCAACTTATGCATCTTTTGCTAGAACAGCTATTGCTGGCCAAACAATCTGTAATGGATATTTCTCTACCGATGAAGACGATGAAAAGGTTCTCGATTGGTATAAAAAGCAATATCCCTGGCTCTTCCCCGACCAAGCATGGACTGTCACCGGCAAAACCAACGAGGACGAAGATCGTGCTACTATTGTCAACATTACGGGCAATGGTAATAATCTTGTACTGTCTAATTTTGGTTTTGCAGAAGGGAGCGGGTATGGGTTGTATGGTGAGAATTATAATGGTGGTAGATGGGTTAAATCTACTGATAGGGCAGATATAACTTGGACGAGTTATTCTGTAAATATAACTTCAGTTAAAGTTGCGTCTACACAGTTATATTATCAATCCTATCCTAAACAACCTTCTTTTATAGTTCCTTCTTATAAGATAAAAGTTTATGGACTGAAAGATGGTCAAACTCTATCCTATAAACAAGTAACTTCTGAAGGGCAACAATTATATAAAATATCAGAAGATGGAACTTATACATTACCGTCTTTTTTATTTAAAGCAAATGGAGATTGGTATGGATTTACATTAGATAAAATACAAGAAACCTGTGACATTACTATAGAGCAAATCCCCGAATACGAAGGATATCTGGTTACTGATGGGGTGGATGATAAGATAACTTCGTCTATATTTGAAATGGGTAATGATTGGACTGTAATAGGAGATTGGGAGCTTATAAATACAGGGAAAAATGACAATGCTGGTATTGTAAAATTTGATAGTATAGTCATTTATAATTATAATTCAATACTCATTAATATAAAAAATGGTAGAAATATTTTGATTCCCGATCAAAATACCGTTAATGCAATTTGTTCTGATGGCAGGATTTATTCAAAAGACTGGAAAGAATCTATTTATAATGAAGAAACGGAATCTACCAGTAAAAATTTCTTAACTATAGGATATTCAGGTAACACATATACTAAAATTGCTTTCAAAAACTTAGCGATTTATCCTACAGTCCTCTCCAGGGAAGATTGTATCAAAGCATATAACTATTTACAAACTTTAAAAGCAAAATAATATGAAGAAGTACAAAGTTTTATTCTGTGATCTGGATGATACGTTAATTGAGACATTAAGTGGCAAAACATTTCCTAAAGGAATTTGGGATATGAAAATCAAATTTGATGTTTTGGATGCAATTAAGCAGTTTTCTCCTGAGTATGTTTTAATTGTAAGTAATCAAGGGGGAATTGAAGCTGGTTTTGTGGATCATCAAAGATTTCAATCTAAAATAGAATATGTATCACAATGCGTAAAAGAATATTGCGGAGTAAAATGCTATTCGGAATATTGCACCACGAATGATAAAAATGATTTGTATAGAAAACCAAACGTAGGAATGCTTAATCATCTTTGTGAAAACTATGTTGGCGATGATTTTGATTACATAAAATCTGTTACACTTATGATAGGTGACGCAAGTGGACTTGAAGGACAGTTTTCTGATAGTGATAAAAGAACCGCAGAAAATTTCGGGATTGACTATCTTGATGTAAATGAATTTGTTAATTTGTATAATAAAAAGAAATAAAAATAGATGAAATACGCGATAGTAGATTTATTGTGGGCAAAATCACATGGTATTGAAATACTGCCCGAAATGAGAACAAGTATAGATCAGAGTAAAGTTATTCTACATGAAGAAATGTTAGTACCTTTTGAAGATGAATCATTTCCAAGATATTCATTTAGTGATCCAACTTTTATTGAATTGTTAAATAGTGAAGAATGGACTAGTACAGAAGAAGAACCTGTAATTAATAGAGACTTTAATCGTATATTGGCTTTGAATATTCTTGATGAAGAGATTACTAAAGAAATCAATACATATGATCTTACTCCGGGTGAAGCATTACAAGTTAAAGATCATTATCCAGAATGGGTTGCAGGTATCACTGTTAAAGTAGGAGAAAGATATTTATCTGATAATATTCTTTGGGAATGTATAAAAGAACATACTACTCAAGACAATTGGAAACCTTCTATGGCTACTGCAAGCTTGTGGAAAGTAGTAGATGAAGAACACAAAGGTACTATAGATGATCCTATTGTTTACATTCCACCTATGGAAATATTCAAAGACAAATACTATATCCAAAATGGTGTAAAATATAAATGTACAAGAAATAGTGAACAACCTCTTACACATGATTTATCAGCCCTTGTTGGATTGTATGTTGAGAAAGTTTAATTATCAATAAGTTAAGGATGTCACAGGAAATTTACAATAAAACCGTGTTCAAACGGTTCTTTGAAGAAAATGATCCTGCTGTAATGGAATGGGCGGAGAATGTACTTGAAAAGGTATCTTCTCCCGGCATTCTTCCTACTTTTATAAAGAAGGACGGAGAGGATTTTAAGGCGTATTGGAAAACAGTCTGCCATATCTTTGCGCTTGTTGTCTTGTATGCAAAGCAATATAACGAGATTGATACGAACAAGATTCTGTTTGAACTTTTTATTGAAAACAGAGGACTTGTGACAGATGAAGTGGACACACTCGAACAGATGAAATATCTGTTCAACAATTATGTGAAGGAATATAGAAAAAGAGGAACACTTGATATTGTAAACAAGGAAGGCACGATACTTGGGGAGCTTCTCCGTCTTATTAGATACAAGACGGAGGATGAGTTTATATTTGCCCTTTTGATGTCTCGTGATACTGGATGGACAATGGGACATAGCTCTCCTACATGGAACAGGACAGACACGGTTCTGAATGTTACAAAAGGGTATGAGACAACGGAAAGCGTAAAAGATTTGAATGCCTATCCACTTGTGAACCCTACAGGTGTTGTTATTGTGGATGATATAGACAACGATGGTAACCCTATACAGGCAATGACTTTCGTTGGAAATGTTTTGGTGGGCATTTCTTCTGAAATTGACAAAACGAAGCTCCTTCCTATTTCCGAGAATCTTACTTATCAGATTTCTTTCAAAGCAAAGGTTTCTTCGACAAGTAACCAAAATTTGAAATTCGGTGTGGAAGTGTTTGACGAAGCTATCCAACCTATGGTATGCAAAGAATCTTACGGAAGTGTGGAGAGCAATAATTTTGTTTCAGACAGCAAAGGAATCCTGGAGCTTCCTGTAGCCGGAGTGTATTACGAATGTCGTGCAATTCTTTCAAGAAAGAACAGGGCGTATGAAAAGCAGTTGGAGCTTAACTTCCCGAAAGGGAGGGGTCTCCAAATGAAGGGTGGAATGAAATTCTTGTCATTAAACCTTACACAAGACAGGTCAGTAGCATCACTTACGTCCGTATTTATTTATGATATAAAGATAAAACCGCTTTTTCTTCCGTTCTATCAAGGGAATTTAGGTGAAAAGGATGTAATAGCAGCTTATTATCTTAATAATTCCCTTGCAAGTGAGAACGGGGTAAAGAACTTTACGGAAGATTATCTTGTTGCCTATAAAAACATAATGGGCAGTGAAGATATCCGTCCTTTGAAAGAAAAGAATGTTATTTTCAAAGTATTGTCCGATAGAGGTTCTTATATAAAGGGTGCTTCTATTTCCATTTTAAATAAGGTCCTTGTAACAAACAGAAACGGGGAAGCATCTATTGTGCTTTATCCGGGTGATTATTCTATTGATGTGGAGAAGTCTTTGTTCATGAATATAGAAGATAGATTGTTTCAGGTATTGGAAGACGATGAAGAAACGCAGGTGGAATATGTTCAAATGCAAGGAGATGTGTATGAAAGGAAAGTCACGTTCGTTGTAAGGGGCGAAAATGAAAGACCTATACAAAATGCCCTTGTTACTTTTAATGGTGAATTTAAATATACGGATTCTTCCGGTAACGCTATATTCATGGCTTTTCCAGGACTGTATCCCTACACTGTAAGCAAGACAGATTATTACACTGTAAGCAAGAATATCAATGTACAGGATGACCAATCCGAACCCGTAACACTTGTGCTGATACCGAGATATACGGTTACATTTACGGTGACAAATTCATCAACAGGAGCGGTGGAAGGAGCGAATGTAACGCTTACTGCAAAAGGGAAACTGGCGGCAGAAGATTCCATTGCTTATTCAGAAAGTAGAATAACAGGTACAGATGGGAGAGCCGTTTTCACAAATATACTTGGGGGTGATTGCACTTATCTTGTTGAAAAGCAAAATTGGATTCCCGTAAATGGAGATATAACTGTTGACAGCAATAAGGATATACAGGTGAATTTCAATCCTATGCCTACTTTTAACATGACGTTTACTGTAAATGACTACAACACTTTTACAGGGGAGAAAAAGCCTTTAAATGGGGCTACTGTGAAATTTGCCGGTTTGACAAAGCAGACTTCTAACAATGGACAGGCTGTTTTTGAAGGAGTGTTGGGTGGAAAATATTCTTATGATGTATTTTACGACAATAATCACCAACGGGTATATGTGGAAAACTATGAGTTTTACAATAATTCAAACCTTACGATAGACTTGAAACAACTTACCCACAAGACTACTATAAAAGTTTTTGGTGCTGGAGGAATGGTTGTTGAAGGTGCTAAAGTAAATGTGAACGGTAAAGATTTTACACAAAAAGATTCTTCCGGTATTGTATTGGAACTTCCTAATGGAGTATATACCGCTATTGCTTCTTATGAGGAATACGAGGACAGGGAACAGCAGTTTACTGTGAACGGAGCCGCACAGGTGGTGAGCATTTATATGGATCAAACCTTGTATGACCTTACATTTGTTGTAACAGAGGATAACGGTATCATTTCCAATGGTACAAGAATAACACTTAATCAAGGGGGAGCGGGAGAACAGACAGGTCTGACGAATAACGGGCAAATCAAATTCTCCGTTCCGAGAATGCGTTATGATTGGGTGGCTTCGAAGCAATATTTCAGTGATCAGACGGGCGTTGTGCAACCAAATGACCTTCCAAAAACAGTGAATGTTGCGATGCCAAGAAAAGAAACGAGAGTGCAGTTCTATGTTTATAATTCCGATACAGGACTTCCAGTTTCAGGAGCTTCTGTAAAACCCGAAGGACTTAGCACGCAGAATACAGGGTCGGACGGTACAACGACCTTTACGATGCAGATGGGAAAGACTTACAAATATGAGGTTTCCGTTTATGACTATCAGCCTACGGAAGGCTCTGTCACAGTCAATCAGGAAACAATGCCACAACAAAGGGTGGGTGTTTCCAATAAGACTTACAGCGCCCATATTACAGTGAAATCCCGAAATGGATATAACATTAATCGGGCTTACGTGACTTATGGAGGAAAGAGCGGGTACACCAATTCACAAGGACAACTTACACTTACCGGAATACAATCAGGGTCGTATAATGCCACTTGTACGGCAGACAATTATCAATCCCAAACGAAAAACAATATTGCAATATTGGGAGCTGACACGTATATAGATTTCACCCTTGACTATGAGCTTACGACAACTTATATTTATCTTAGAAAGGAAAATGTATTGCAACCTTATGCTTCCGTGAATATAAGAGCTACCGCGCCTGACGGATCGTCTTATTACAGTGGCACAGATCAGACAAATGGAAGTGGCAGGATAACGGTTTCTTCTCCTTCTGGAGGTTATGTGTATGCTTCCGCTACGGATTCGGAATGTGTAGGGACAGGAGATGAAGCAACGAACGCAGGAGGAAGTAGCATTTATCTTTACCTTTGGAAAGCACTCATTGTTTCTTATAGTGGGTCGCCACAAACACCTTCTGTGTCAAGTGGTGTTTATGAGATAATAGGAAGCGAAGTAAGAGTGCAGGGAGGAAGCAGGAACACAAGCAACCCTTCTACTGTGTATGCTAATTTCAGAAATCACACAAGAGCTACAGCCATTAAACAGTGGCCCGTGTCATTTTCCATACAAGGAAGTACCGGAACTTATAATATAGACGCAGCCGGAGGTAATCATTCTGCCTTTAGAGGATGCACAATTCTTTCATCGATTGCAACAAACACAATTCCTTCTATTTCAGGGGGTGTTATCTGTTGGTTTAGAGATTGCACAAGTCTTAGGTCTATTCCTTCCGGGTTGTTTACTAAAATGACAGGCAATTCTGCTGCCGGCGCATTTTGGGGTAGTGGCGTGACAAGCCTTCCGAGTGGACAACTTGTTCCTACTTCATGCATTTATCATTCTTCTATGTTCAGAAGTTGCAAAAATTTGACTTCATGTGTTGGTAATGGTACTTTTGGAAAGGGAGGTGGTACAGAAGATTTCCATGCTGTATTTTATGAATGCACAGCTTTGAAAAATACAGGAGGTCAATCAGCTACAACTTCTCCATTTAGCAATTCAACGAATGCACAGTATATGCAATATACATTTCAAGGCTGCACAGCCATAACCGAACTTCCAGTATTATGGTTCAGATATTGTACAAACATTGTTTCTTTTGTTGGTTGCTTTGTCGGTTGTACAAGTCTTGTTGACGGTTGGTCTACTGCTATGTTCTCTTACTCTTCGAAGGCAACAAACATGCAGTCATTGTTTGAGAATTGTACTTATTTGTCTATTCCTTATGGGCAGGGACTTCCGTCAAGTGTAACGAATGCTTCAAGAATGTTTGCTAATTGCAAGAACTTGTCTGACATATCTTCTTTTGATATGAAGAATGGAAAGTTGCAGAATGCAGAAAGTATGTTTGAGAACACGGGCGTGAAACAAATTCCCGCTAAGTTCTTCAATGACCTTACAACACTCACTAACCTTAGGAGATGCTTTGCAGGATGCACGTCACTCACTTCTTTTGGCAGAACAGGAAATTATGTAGGGCAGCCGGGAACATCTGCACGTCCTGTGAATGTGGATATAGGAAATCAGTTTAATAACACCAATTTTGAAAATATTGGCAATAGCCTGAATTGTGCCGAAATGTTTTCAGGCTGTTCAAATCTTTCTTTAGGAACAGAACAGACTTATGCAGTTTCTTATACATCTTTTTATGATCGTTCTGTTGCAGGGGTAGGGAAAGTTAATATGGACAGAATGTTTTATGGTTGTTCTAAACTTGGAACCGTCCCTGTTATTCAAATCCTTACAGGATCATCTAATTATGTAAAGATAACGGAGTCTGGAAACAATAACGTAACAAGTCATAGCCAGACTTTTACAGGCACAAATTGCGAGGGTGTCCCAAGTGGATGGAAATAGTAAGTCAAAAATAATTAAAATATTGAGTATGAGCAAGTTAAATGTTAGTAGAAATGTTTTTTTAGAGAAAGAAGAACTTTCAAATATGATTTCTTTCTTTGCTACAGCACCGCTTATGAAGGCGGTGCTACAGGCATCTTATTCTTTTGGGATGATTACGAATGACCCATCTAAGATCAATCCTAATACAGTTAACAAACCAGTAGAAGATGAAAATCTTGTAGAACCTTTTAAAGTGGAAACAGGAACAAACTCTGGCACTATTAAGGTACTTCCTGGGATGGCTCTTACCAGTGCCGGGAACTTTATAGATATCAATGTAGAAGATAATATTCTTGTACCGAACGACAGCAATTTCTATTGGGTGAAGATTGCTTACAAAACAAGAAATTACGAAAAGGGATATGTAAGCGTAAACTCACAAGGTATCGTTTCTGGTTCTGTGGATTTTACAGGTAAGGTAAGAGGTCAATCTTCATCAACCCCCGTCTCTATCCGGTTTGAAAAACAAGACGGTTCTGTTCCTTTGAATAATGGCGTTTATCAGATTGTGAATATAATAGACAATCAGAATTTACTTCTTACGTCCGCTACTACATTCACTCCTGAATCCAATTTAAGAGCTATTGTGCTTGGGACACTTCCTTTGGGAGGTGTATTGACTTCCGAGCAGCGAAACGGTTTATACACTTATGATGATTATGTCATTTCTTTAGTACCGGAAGTTAGCATAAGCACTCCGCCGGAAAAAGAACCGGACGAGTATTATATCGCTCGTGTACAAAATTCTGGCGGCACGGTATCTGTTTACAATGAAGTGAAAAGCGAATATTGGTCGCTTGGGAATATATTCATGTCAACTTCTAAAAGTTAAGGCTTATGTTACGGTTTTATTATACGGTCAGTTCGGGATATAACAGTCCGCAGACAAAAGTTTCAGGTTCGTTGGGAGGGTACAAATCTTCTACACCTGTGCCTAATGATGTTTTTGGCAATTTATTTGATGAAATAAGCCTTAATTTGGCTTCAAATCCTCGTAGCCAATATGTTGCTCTTGTTTTGAAAAATGAGGGCACAGAAACGCTTAAAAACGTTGAATTATGGTTTTCTTCTGTAACGGATAACCCCTACGGAACAATCACAGTAGGAGCTATAGGGATGGGAAAGGATGAAGAAGAAAATCCGGTTACTTCGCGCACATCTTCCATAAACGAAAAGCCTTATTGGATTCAGTTCCATGAAGCAAAAGAGGAAGAACCGGTATCGCTTGGCGATATGGAAGCAGGAAAAGAAATCTGTTTGTGGTTTTGTCGGTCGCTTGATAAGGAAATTATAAAAAGTGACTATGATCTTGTGGCAGAGAGAGATATGAACACGCAGAACCGCTATAAAAAGGTGGAAAAGCAGACAGAGGAAATTTTTAACATTAATTTGCTTTGGGAATAAATACAATAATTGTATTTTTGTCGGTGTAAGGGGAGAGAAATTTCCCCTTCTTTTAACTTCAAAAATATTAAGTTTTTGTATGCAATAATTGCAATTTCGATATGACAAGAAAAGAGGAATTTAAACTGATTTACAGCTATTTACAAGGAAAACTATCAAGTAACCCAGCTTACGAGTTCCGTCCAAAAAGAAAGGACAGGGAGAAACTGGATGAGTTTTTGTCTAACGATAAAGTAGGAAATCTTTGGGAATATCTTACGTTTCAGTTCAACCGACAGATGTTTGTTCTCACCCTATCTAACCTTCCGATGGTTCCTCTTATGAATGTCATAGGGAAAACAGCCATAGACAGATGGAAAAAAAGAACAAAAAGGGATATATACTTTACTTCTAAATTTGTGATGGAAAATGAACTTTTTAATCCTATAGAAAATGAAGAAGGGGGTGTTTCGGAAAGTTACCTGGACGAGCAAAGGAAACTTTATTTCGATTCTCCTGAAGGATATATCCTATGCGACAGTTTCGATGGCTATTTGCTTGATGAAGAAAAATGTAAAGGTTGCAGATATATACGGTTATGTAAGGAAAAAGAGAATGAAAAGAAAGAAAGAAAGAACTTGAAGTAAAGATTGCTCCTTGCTTCTATGACACAAAAAGAGCAGAGCTTTTGGTCGTAAGGTATGGATGGTTCGGAAACCTCAAATGCCTAAAGAGTTTTGGTTTTATCTATCTTTCGGATAAGAGAAGTGAAGAAAAGATAGATTGGGTGATTGAATTAGTAGAGAGGTTTAACAAAATACAAGAAATGCGATATGAGAGAAAAAAAGAACAATGTATGATGCGCGTTATGCCCTTACAAACGGAACTATAAACAAGGTTATTGTGGAGGGTAGTGAATTTAAGAATAAGGATTTGGTAATTGTCAAAGGGGAATGCGTTTTTTCAAAAGTAGGCAGTGATGTTTTCTTTACCGAAGAAGAAGCAAGGAAAAGTGTTAATGGAAAGATTAGAAAACGGATATTGTCATTGGAAAAACAGATTGAAAGATTGAAAACTTTAAAATTCTGACAATATGGGAAAGCGGAAGCATAAAGCAAGACAGAAATTTCTTGATTCTCTTACAGAGGAAGAGAAAATAAAAAGAGGTATGTGGGGATATTTGCCCACAAAAGACGGAAAGAAAGTCTTATGTAGAGGGGATATAGACACAATGCTTTTTATTCCTCTGATAACAAAAGAAGAACCTGTAGGCTTTTGGGCTTTTGTACAGGACGGAAAACTTTTGGGTAACTGGTGACATGGGACTGCAAAAGAAAGAAAAATATGAAGCAAGACCTTGTGTCTGTTGCAAACAGAGCCATTATATCTACAATAGGATGAAGTGGCTCTGTAAGGAATGCGACAAGAAAACAGGGAAAGAAAGGAGAGGTGACCTTAAATCCCTATTTATGGAAATATGGGAAGAAAGAGAACATGTATGCGCGAAATGTGGAAAGCCTTTAGGAGATGAACCAAAAGCCATTTTCTTTTCACACATACGATCACGCGGAGCGAGACCGGATTTGAAAATGGACAAAAATAACATTGAGCTTCTTTGTTCCGCTTGTCATAGGTTACATGAATTTGGGGAAAGGGAAACTTTATGAGGAAAGTAATCGCCGTATCAATACTGTCTTTGTTTCTGATATTAGAGTTTCTATTATCAGTGACAAGAAAGACGCGATGGACAGGGTGGTTTGGGAAAGATTGGTTCATGCCATTTGCATGGTTGAATCAGGTTGTGACGATAGTGCAAGAAATCCTAAAAGTTCAGCTTCCGGCAGGTTTCAAATGTTGAAAATTTATGTGGATGAAGTGAACCGTATTAAAGGAAAGAGAATTTACTCCTATAATGATAGGTTTGATCCTTTAAAGGCAAGAGAGATGTTTGAAATTTATCAACAACATTACAACCCGAATAAGGATATTGATAGGGCGATTATTCTTCATAGAGGAAAGGTTTCGGAGAAATATATCAAGAATGTAAAAGAAAATATGCGTTATGGGAAAGAAGATATTAGATGCTTGTTGTGGTAGCAGGATGTTTTGGTTCGATAAGAAGAATCCGAATGTTTTATTTATGGATAAAAGAACAGAGACGTTATATGCAAAAGATAAGGATAAAATAAGAACAATAGAAGTTAAACCTGATATTGTTGGTGACTTTACTAATATGCCTTTTGAGAATGAATCTTTTTATATGGTAGTGTTTGATCCGCCACATTTAAAGACACTTGGAGAGATGTCTTGGATGGCTAAGAAATATGGCAAACTTCCTGATGATTGGCAACCCTTAATAAGAAAAGGTTTTGAAGAATGTATGCGTGTTTTAAAAGTAAATGGTATATTGGTTTTCAAATGGAATGAATCTGAAATATCTGCAAAAGATGTACTAAAAGTAATTCCGTATAAGCCTTTATTTGGACACACAACAGGAAGACAAAGCAAAACAATATGGATGTGCTTTATGAAGATTGATAACTAAATTTTTTGATACCATGAAAGTATGTTGGACGGAAGAAGGAAACTACTTCGAAGGGGAAGTGATTGATTCCTACCCTGTGGAAGATGGGACGATGTTAGTGGTAGAAGCAGAGAACAATCACAAAAGGTTTGTTCTTAGAGAATGGAACACATTAATTGAAATAGGGGAGGATGGAAATGCGATTGAATAAAAACATGGAATTGCTTCTTACTTCTATTTCCGAATTGCTTGGGGATATGAAAATGAACGTTTTCAAAGAGAAACTGGAGAAGGTGATTGCTCTTCCAAGTGACACAAGTGTAGCGGATTTCATAGAAGAATACACAAAATGGAGCGAAAAGAGTTATTTCAAGAAAGAGAGACTGTTTGTCTTTTCAAACGGGAAACTGGCACTTATAAGGATATACATAGTCTCTGCTGAAATGAAATATACGGATGAGGGGATACCGGAAATAATCATAAATGAAATGCCGGATGCTGTCAATTTGAAGGACAACCCCTATAAAAATATCCATATACGATATGAAAACGAGGATGATTGTTCTCGTGATTTCGATAGACTGAAATTAGTTTTAAACTGATAGAGTGTGGAAATATTAACAAAAAATTTGAATCTTACAGGGATGACAGAGTATTTCAATCAACATTTCTCGAAAAGAAATGGCAAGAAATTCACTCTGTGGGATATTAGAGCTTATAGCACGACAGGGAATGTTCCTGCTTATATAGGTGGAGGAAATCTGTATATCGATCCATGTGTACCGGAAGGAGGAAATGTAAGACTTTGGCAGCTTGTAAGAGACACAAACAGACAAAAATTTAGAAGATGAAAACAAAAGTGTATGTTAGCTTGCCTATAACAGGGCATGATTTGGAAGAAACAAAGAAATATGCAAATCAAGTCAAGAAATGGCTTGAAGAGAAGGGATATGAAGCGATAACACCTTTTGATGCTTGTAGTGAACCGGATAAACCCTATTCCTATTACATGGGAGAGAGCGTTAAGGCTCTTTTAGAGTGCGATGCCGTTTATTTTGTTTTTGATTGGGCAGCATCAAAAGGTTGCATGGCAGAGTTTGAGATAGCAAGAGTTTACGGGAAACAAATAATGATGTAGCGTTTAACCCTATTAGAGTAAACATTTTGTAATACGAATGTGAATTTAATTGATAAAATTTAAAATTTTTAATAACGTGAAAAGTGCAAGTAAATTTTATATTTATGCTTTGTATGACCCTGAAATAGGGGTAAAATGTTTGTTTTACATAGGGCAAACAAAAAAATCTTTAAAAGTACGTTTAAACAAACATTGTTACTACGCAAGAAACTTTAAACGAGGTGGGCGTTCGGATAATCCAGATAAACAAAATTGGGTTTTTGATATTTTAAAAAGGGGAGAAAGACCATCTATTGTTTTAATAGATAGATGCTACGATCAACAAGAGGCAGACGAGAAAGAGAAATTTTGGATTTCTTTTTGTAAATCAATGGGACATCCTATTTTAAATAAATCTACTGGTGGATTGTGTGGTGGCACATTTTCTTTAAGTGAAGAAGCGAGAAAAAACAATCCGAATATGCTTTAAACAGGACAGAAATACATAAAATTAGAAATAGAGAAGCGAATAGAGGGCATAAATATTCTGTGGAGCACAATCAAAGGTGTAGGGAGAGTAGATTAAAAGGCAAACCAGTTGTTAGAACGAATTTAAAAATAGCACAATATGATTTAAACGATAATTTGATTGCCGTTTTTAATGGTACTATGGATGCTGTTCGTAAGACAGGCGTTTCGTATCAAGCTATACAAAGTTGCTTGTGGAAAAGAGCAAATACAGGCTATGGTTTTAAATGGAAATTTACTGGCGAAAAGTTTAAATAGTTATGAAAACATCTTGTAAATATATAATATGCTATGACTGCGAGACAGGATCAATTCCTTCCGCAGAAAAACCTGCTTTTGACACCATAGCATTAATAGAATTGGCTTTTGTTGTAATAGATATGGAAAAGTTGGAAGTTTGCGAAGAATTGTCTATGATATTTCCGCGTGACTACAAAGAAGGTCTTGTCTATTCTTCGGAAGCGGAAGCGGTGCATGGGATAACGGAAACAATCCAAAAGGAAAAGGCTATACCTCTAAAGGATATATTCAAGAAATGTCAGGCATTTTTTAAGAAGTACAAGAACCCCAGACAAATGTGTACATTATGTGGACACAACATAGTAGGGTTTGATAATGCCTTTTTGGAGAACTTCTTCAAGTTCATGGGGGATGATTTAAAGAAGTATGTAAAGTTTTCCATTGACACTATGCAAATGGCACACATGTCATATCCTGAATTGGAAAACTATCAGCTTCATACCGTTTGCGAAAAAGAAGGTATTGATTTGGTGAATGCGCATCGCGCAGGTGATGATACCTATGCTAATGCGCTTTTGATGATCAATTTTGTAAAAAAGTTAAGGGGAGAAGGCGTGTCTGACAGTGGAACTTCATCTGCACGAAATCCTTTCCGAGAAAAATTTGCTTTGTAAAAATGGCAGTCATATACAATTCAAAGGGCGGAATACTTACCGAACTACAATCAAAAAGGTTGTTTACAACGGTGGACGACATTATAGACCGGCTTCCTTCCACTACTGTGCGATCCTTGTTTTCTGGTGGAAGCAGAAAGGATTTGGACAAAATGCTGGACACTATAATCAACCAGACCGAGTATGCCATGAATTTTGGACGTTCGCTTGACACGGAAAAGCTGGGGTATGTGGACAATCTGTTTGCTTCAATGGATGAAAATCTAAGGATTCTGTCTTTTAATTATTTCAAGGCGACAGTCCTTTCCAATTTCAATATGGGATGGCGAAACTTGGAATGGGGGAATCTTACACAGTTATTTCCCTGGAGCAGCTATTTGTGTTCGCGAAGTAGTGGAAAGTGCGTTTCTCCTGATACTTTGATAGTTATGGCAGATGGTTTGCTAAAAAAAGTCCAGGATATAAGGGTAGGTGATAAGGTGATGGGACAAGATTTGAAATCTCGCAATGTCTTGGAACTGCACCACGGAGAAACCTATATGTACGAAGTAAGACAGAAAGGTGGAGATAGCTATATAGTAAGCGAAGGACACATCCTTTGTCTTGCTGACGGTACTTACATTCCTGTTGAAATCGCCGAAATGAACCAAAGGAGAGGTGCTAAACATGAAGGTTATAGAGTTTCAAGGGATGGGAAATTCAAGAAAACGGAAATCTTTATAACCTTGCTGGATGAAGGTGAGTATTATGGTTTTGCTTGTGACGGAGATCATAAGTTTTTGCTTGCTGACGGCACGGTAACGCACAACAGCTTCGAGTGGTGCTATGCGTTCCCCTTATGGAGGTTATACTCCTATACACGTCCTATGTTGTACGGAGGGGATACGATAGACAACAAGAACCGGAAAGAAACCGCTATGATCACAAACACAATGACACTTGCAAAAGTGCATGTGAACAAGATTATAGAGGAAATATCCACCAATGATATATTGAAGGAAAAACTTGATCCGAACGGCAAGGCTAAACTTGGAGAAACGGCAATAGAAGGTGAGAATGGTGCGATTCTTCATGTTCGTGGTAAAGATGGGTTTATTCGTGGTTTGCACGTTGGAGCAGCAATCATAGATGATATGCCGGACGAAAGTTCTCTTTACAGCGATGAGCAAAGAGAAAAGCTAAAGGAAACATTTAGAGGGACTATTACTCCTATTGTTGAGCCTTACGGATATCTGATTGTGTCCGGTACGCCTTATTCTACTGCTCCTAACGAATTGTACAATGTCATTAAGGGGGATAAGCGTTTTTATCTGTTCGAATATCCTATCATATTCCCAGACGGACGTCCTCTTGCTCCTGACAGGTATATGTTTGAAGATATAAAAAGGAAAAGAACAGAGCTTGGTTCTATTGTGTTTGCACGAGAATACCTTGTGATTCCTATTTCGGACAACTCAACTATTTTTCCGTATGAATATCTTAGAAGGGCAACTACCGGCATGGATAAGATTTCTTTTGCGGACAGTATAGAGTTTTATCCGTTCGAGCTTCAAAGGGTAGTAGTGGGATGCGACTTTGCTGTTTCCGGTAATATTGGTGCTGACTATACCGTCTATTCCGTATGGGGTGTTGATTTTTCTGGTAATTATTATCTGATAAACTATTTCCGTGCAAAAGGCATGTCCCACAATGAGCAGGTGGACAAGATTGTTCTTTTCAATCGTTTATACAAACCTGTTAAAATTGTATGTGAAGCTAACGGATTCCAAGGGATATTATCAGCACTTGCAAGAGAAAGAGGACTTACCAATATCGAACAATTTACCACTACGGAAGGGAATAAGAAAGATTTATACACTGGACTTCCGTCTTTGTCTGCCATGTTTGAAAGAGGGCAAATAAAAGTTCCTTATAAGGAGGGCGAGACAAGAGAAAAAGTGGAGATGATGTTCAGTGAGTTTGCTTCTATTACCTTCAGAAGCGATAAGGGAAAACTGGAAGCAAGTTCAGGGCACGATGATATTGTGATGAGTAACTTTCTGGCTCTCAATACTTTACGTGAGGAAGGTGAAAGTAGTGGTTTTAGTATCAATTTAGTTTAAAATTTTGGTATCGTGAATAAACTGAATCCTGGCTTTATGTCCGAAATATTTAAATTGATGTTTTCGGATGAAGTCATAATGTGTATAGCTTCGGAGCATCTGAAATATGAATTGATCCCTAAAGAATGGTCTGGATACAAATTCATACTAAGAGAAGCTGTTGATCAATATAGAGAAAAGGGGAAACTTCCCGCGCTTGGTGCTATCTGTCAAAAATTTTCTGATAATGACTTTGTATTGGATGCTGCAAAGGAAATAAAGAAAGCCAATCTGATAGACAGAGAAATAGCAATAGACCAACTTCAATCGTTTGTGAAAGAGACGGAGTTCGAACTTCTTTCCAAAAGGGTACATGACCTTTACGAAGAAGGAAAGAAGGAAGAAGCTATCCGTGTGAACGCGGAAGAATCGCAAAGGATTGTGGAGATGTCTTTTCGTTCCAAATCAGGGGGTTTTCAGTCTGTTTTTGGGGGTTTTCAGCAGCGTATGATTGAAAGACGCATGGATGCTGCTACAATAACGGAAAAGCCAGTAAAAATTCCTTTCGGAATTGACAGGTTGGACGATGTATCTTTCGGTGGTATGGAAATAGGTGATACAACGCTTTGGATTGCTCGCAGCGGCACGGGAAAAACGACCGTGTTAAAATGGCACGGCTATTCTGCTGCCCTTAGAGGTGTCCCGGTTCTTCATATTCAATTGGAAGGTGGTGTTAAAGCCTGTATGCAGATATATGATCAGCTTTGGTCAAACCAGTCCTATTCCAATATCAAGTCAGGTAACATTGATCCCAACGATAAGAAAAAGATTGAAAAGGCGATTGAAGAAATTAAAGAAGCCGGTTCAGATATAGAGGTGTATGGTTTCAAGAAGTTCGGACAGGCTTCTATGAGTGACGTAAGGCAGCTATGCTATGACTATTTCAATACACACGGGCGTTTTCCTGGGTTGGTAGTTTTGGATTCATTGGATTTGGTAAAGACCGGCATTTCCAAAAAAATAGATAGCGACCCGGATCACAAGAAAGAAAAGCTACAGACTTGCGCGCAGCTTTTAAAGAACCTTGCCGACGAGATTGAAGCTCCTATTATCACAGCAACACAAACAAGTGATGTGCCTTTTGAAGTATGGAACAATCCTGACAAAGTAATAGACCGTTCCTATACGGAAGGAGACAAGACACTTGTAAAACCTTTTTCCTTTGTGTTCACACTAAATATGACAATAGAGGAAAAGGCAAATGCAACAGCACGTATCTATGTGGATAAATTGCGTGATTACAAGGAAAGTCAAGAAGTGATAACGATTGCCACCAATTATGACAAGCGCAGGTTCTATCACAGGGGACGGACAATGGAGATGTACAACCAAATATCTGAAAGGAAGGAAGCGAAAAAGACGGCAAGGAAGAAAAAGTCTGATGAGCAAAAAATGGAAAGCATTTAAAAAGGTAATCTAAAATTTTAGTGATGTGATACGGATTGACGAAGAAGAAGTAAAGGCTGCGTTCGGACTTAGAATATTCGGTTCGCAAGGGTGGCTTTCAAATAAAGGGATGCCTTGTCCCTATTGTGGAAAGGAAAAGAAATGGGGTGTCAAGATAGATGTGCACGGAGGTGTTTTCCATTGCTGGAAATGTCAGACAAAAGCATCTTTCAAGGATTTTCTTGAAAAGGTAGGAAGAAAAGACCTTATACGGATGGAATATCTAAACTCTATAAGCACGAAACTTACTCCTTTGAAAGAAGAGAAAGAGGAAAACGAGGAAGAAGAGCTTCCTGTTCCGAAACTTCCTTTTCGTCTTAAAAGAATAGTATCAGACAGTTATCTTGACGAAAGGGGGTTTAAGAAATACCATTACGATCTTTTTGAACCTTCCGAAACAAATTCCGTTCTTGAAAAGAACTTGCGAAATTATATCATTTTCAAAATGAAGATGGATGGTAAGCTGGTAGGATGGCTCGGAAGGAGCAGGTATTCTAAAGAATGGCATAAAAAGGATTTGGAAAGGGCAAAGGAAACAGGAAGTAAGCCTCACTTAAGATACGAAAACAGCATAGGAACGAACTTCACGAAGATACTGGGAGGCTTTGATGAGCTTTCTTCTTCGGTCAAAGATGTTATCATAGTGGAAGGGTTGTTTGACAAGGTAGGAATAGACAATCTTTTGCAGCTTTGGGATTGCAACAGTTTGAAATGTGTTTTTACGTTCGGAAACAGTATAAGCAGGGAACAGATTTCCTACTTGGAAAGGAAAGGTATCAAGAATGTGATCCTTATGTATGATGATGCAACTGTGGAAGAATCGAAAAGCGCAGGACTTATGCTGGGAAAGAAATTTAATACAAAGATAGCCTATCTTTATAAACCAGGGATTGACCCTGGGGATATGGATATGGATTATTTGGACGATGTGCTAAGCAATCTCTATGATCCTATTAATTTTTATGTGTCCAAAATCAAAAAGTTGTGGTTGTAAGAATTAACTTTGTCGAAAATCATATATCATCATGGAAAAGAGCAGAGAATTATCAATAGACGAATATTTGAAGGCGCTCCAGTTGGAATACCTTACAAACAAAGTAAGAAGCCTTATTTTTGATCGTCCTGAATTTGTCAAGATGGCTTCTGATATAGCAGAGTTCAAAAAGGAAAGGATAGAGCTTCTTTCCAAACGTCATTTTAAATTTTCTATTTTTATGTCAACGGAAGAGTTTTTGAACTTTTATGAGAACGAGTTTTTGAATCCTTTCGGACTTCCCAATTTCCAGTATAGTAATGATGAGAAAAAGCGTGCTTCACAGTGGTATTGGGATGTTGTTCATTTGCTTGGCAAAGGGCAGGTAGTTATCTATAAAGACAGCGAATATCCTATATTAGGCAATAATATGAAAGATCGGATGGTTTGCATTCAAGTAAACAAGAAAAGAAAAAATGTAAGTTATTCAGAAATCAAAATACAGAAACTTGTAATGTGTTTTGATGGTAAATTATTATAAACCAACAAATTATTTCGAATTATGAATTTTAAAGAGTATGAAGCTCACGCAGCTTCAACAGCTTGCTACGCAAAAGAGGTAGCTATTCCGTATGTGACAATGGGACTTACCAATGAACTGGCAGAAGTTTACGAGAAAGTAGATTGTGCAGCCGAAGCAAAGGAAATTGTAAAGGAAATAGGGGATGTTCTTTGGTATATTGCCATGGCAAGACAGGAACTTGAATTGCCGGAATTGGAGTTTCCAGAGATTATCAAAAAGCTGACTGACGAAGATGTTTATCATTTGTCACCTTCCTACTTGTTGCAACAGATAGGTATTATCAACGGACATGTAAAGAAATTTTTCCGGGATGATGATTATAAGGCAGGGTTTACAGAAAAAAGAAAAGAACCATGCCATAAGGCTTTGAAAGAAATCTTACAAGGGTTGCAGAACCTTGCTGTCTATATTGAAGGAAACAAGGGAGACTGCTCTTTAGTGTCGATTGCAAAGGGAAATGTGGAAAAGTTGTCTAAAAGAAAAGCCGAGAACAAAATACATGGGGACGGTGATAACCGGTAACAATTATGGTACGTGCTGTTACTTTTTTAGGAGCTTCTTGTGTTGGGAAAACATCTGTTTTTGATCTTATCGAAAAGGATAGGTCGTTTGCCAGATTCGCCAAAATAGGCAGCATATCAAGACAACTTGTAAAGGAAGGGGAAATAGACCCTTCCTTTGATTCTGTCCACAGTCAAAGGGCGATATTTGACAAGTATCTTGAAGTGCTGCACGGTGAAAACTATATTTCCGATAGAAGCGTTATTGATGTCCATACATTTACAAAAACACTTCCCTATTCGGTTTCGTTAGATAATGAATTAAGACGGCAGTCGGATTTGATAAGTCTTAATGAATACTATCTTCCCGTTATCTTTTATTTTCCTATCTATTGGAATGTTGAAAGCGATGGAGAAAGATTGGACGATGAAAACAGGAGAAGAAAATGGGACAGTGAGATAAGGAGATTCTTAATAGACAAGAGATTACCTTACGAAGTAATGCCAAACGACACTCCTTTTAATAGGGTAAGGTTCATAAAGGGTGTACTTTCTACAAGAATGAACTTGTGTTAAACACACTGTTAAAATCGGCAAAACTTCAATTATTGTATGCAATAGTTGTATATTTGCCGATAGAAAAACGAAAAGAAGACAATATGGAGACTTTATTTAATGAGTTGGAAGAATATCTTTCTTCCAATACAATACAATACACTTCTGACAGGGAAAACTATACCGTGTCATTTGATGGAAAGACATACGAGTTTTTTCCTCCAAATGATGATGGATATTTCTTTGATGAAGACTTCCGGTGGGATAATGAAACTACCGAATACGATGGATATGTCTTTCGTTTTGGTGGCGTATGGTACACCATAGAGAAAGGACAGGAACGTGACCCTAAGCTGAATCGTGTAAAATGGAGAGGGCAAAGCGAAGTGGCAGGGTTTTCTTCCAATTTTTTGGGCGTGCATGGTTCATTTGAGCTTCTGAATGGAACAAGCCTATACTCCGATTGGGTAAAGAAAGCCAAATTCCTGAGGATCGAACGTCTTGGGATAGTGGAAAAGGGGACACTTGCAGGAGCATTGAAATTTCAGAATGCCTGCAAATCTGTAGGAATTATCCCTGTGTTTGGATTGGAAGTCCCTGTAAAAGATGAAAAAAAAGACATTTCGTTCACTTACAAAATCTATGCTCAAAACGAAAAGGGGTGGCAGCATCTTCTTGCCATCAATAAAATAATCAATTGTGATTCATCTGGCAAATTTGCAACCCCCAAGGATATGTCGGAGCATATGACAGATGTGTTTATCATATTTGACCCGAAAACGATAGATTATACTGATGTCCCCATTCTTTTAAGAAACAAGCATAACGTGTTTTGGCAAGCTGATACAGTGGAATATGCAAAGTTCAACAGAGATACAGAATATCTTACAAACTTTGAAGCCTTTTACAAGTCGAAAATGAAACCTGTAGCACTTTGTGACGCCTTCTATATTGAACCGGAATACTATATTCTAAGGGAAACTGTAAACAAGATAGGAAAGAAGGTTAATCATAAATCCTACAACCAGTATTTTAAGGACGAAGTGACTTACATGGAAGAACTTCTTTCTTTGTTTGGGGATCAGTCTGTAGGGGAAGCCTTTTATTTAAAGGCACGGGAAAATATGGATATGATTGCGAAAAGCTGCAATTTTGAAATCCCTACTGATAGTAGACATCTTCCTCGTTACGAAATGACAAAAGAGGAAAAAGAAAAGTATGGATCCAACGAAGATATGTTTGATTCCCTTATCTATGAAGGTTTGGAGAACAAGCCGGAGCTTTTGGAAGACTATTCGGAAGATGTGTTGGTAGAAAGGATTGAAAGAGAATCCGATACGATCAAATTTGGAGATGTAGTGGATTATTTTTTGATCTTACGTGATATCGTCAATTGGTGTAAGGGGAACGATATTTTATTAGGCGGGGGAAGAGGTTCGTCAGCAGGTTGTTTGATTTCTTACCTTTTTGGTATTGTAAATACAAATGCCTTAAAGTTTAACTTACTTTTTGAAAGATTTTTGAACAAAGGACGTGTCAAAGTATCTCTTCCCGATGTGGACACGGATGTTCCAGGAGAGAAAAGACCATTGGTAAAACGATACATGGAAAATCGTTTTGGAGAAACACAGGTTTGTTCTGTAGGCACATACACTACCTTGCAGATAAAACAAGCTATAAATGACGTAGGAAAGATTTATGGAGCTTCCATCCCTACTCTTAGAAGAATTTCCAAAACGATAGAAGATGTGAAGACGGAGGAAGATTTTCTAAAACTTGCTCATAGAAAGGAAGAAATAGCACAATTCGTGAACAAATATCCTGAAATGATGAATGTCGTTTTCCTTCTTCTTGGGCAACAAAAGGCAGCTTCCATTCATGCTTGCGCCATGATGATTTTTCCAAAGGAAAAAACAATGTATGAGTGGTGTCCTGTAAGAAAAGTGGACAACCTTGTCGTTAGCGAATGGGAAGGTGGAGAAATGGATGAGGCAGGGTTTCTGAAAGAAGATATTTTGGGGATCGAACAGCTTGATAAATTTACCGATATTCTTACCTTGATAGAAAAGAATACGGGAAAGAAAATCAATCTCTATACGGACATAGAATATGATGATCCAGAAGTGTACCGCTATTTTGCAAACGGCTGGCTTAGTGATATATTCCAATTCTCTGCAAAGGGACTTTCTTCTTACACGCAGAAAATGAAGCCTAAAAATATGGATGATGTGATTGCTGCACTTTCCTTGTTTCGTCCAGGTCCAATGGAAAACGGCTTTCACATGGATTATATTGCATTGAAAAATGGCGAGAAAGAGCCTCTGTATCCTATTGGTACAGAAGAAATATTGAAAGATACTTACGGGCTTCTTGTCACACAGGAACAGATCATGAATATTTGTAATCAACTTGCTGATTTTGACTTAGTTACTTGTGATAAAGTACGCAAGGCATTGGGTAAGAAAAAGTTAGATGTTCTTCTCCCGTTAAAGGCAAAGTTCATAGAAGGGTATGTAAACAAATTCGGAAGCAAAGGTGCAACCAAAGAGAGTGCAGAACATCTTTGGGATCAGATGGAAGAATTTGCTAAGTATTCGTTCAATCGCTGTATTTCAGGTAGTTGCAAGTTTTTAAGGAACGCTTGCTCTAAAAGTAAAAGACAACCAACCATTGAAGAGATGTATTTGATCCGAAACGATATTGAATTTGCGAAAGCAAATAATTGGTTGCCACTTAGAAGTAAATATATGAGATTGGGGTATGGAGAATGTCTTACTATGTGTGAAGATGGCAGAATTAGGACACGTAAGATTAAAGATATTCGATTTGCTGGCGTAAGGCAAACTTATAAAATTACTTTAGAAGAAGGTCGGTATATTTCTGTTACAGATAATCACAAGTTTCCTACTCAAAGGGGAAAGGTAATGTGCAAAGATTTAGTAGTAGGAGAAGATAGCTTGTTTGTTCAATTGCCGTATGAAAAAACGGATAGTCAAAGATATAATTTTACTGATTTTAGAGGTAAAAATTGGAGTAAGGGCCATCCTGAATGCCTTAATTCAAGAAAAGGACACATAGGCTTTGTAAAGACAAATGGAGAATCTGCTAAATTTGAATCTTTTAGAGAGCAAAATGGAGGATTTGGTATTTGTAAAATTTGTGGGAAAGAATGTCGATTAGAGATACATCATGTTGATGGGAATAGACGCAATAATGAAAATGAAAACCTTATTTCTATCTGCGCTTCTTGTCATAAGAAAATTCATTATCGAGAATTTAATAGGACAAGACGAGGGGAGAAAGGTTATCCTTCTAAACTAATGAGAATTGTTAGTATTCAGTCCGATAAAGTAGAAAATGTTTATGATGTTGAAGTGGATGATCCCAATCACAATTTTTGCACAGATCAAGGTATTGTTACTTGCAACAGCCACGCTGCTGCTTACGCTATCAACGCTTACAATTCCTTGTGGCTGAAAGTACATTATCCATTGGAGTTTTGGTCGGTTGCCTTATCTCGTGCAAGTAAAGATGATTTTCCTCGTTACATTAATGAGATGAATCAAACGGAAGGAATCGAAATAAAGCCTGTTAATATCAACAAATCTGATGTTGGTATCGTAGGTGACAAAAAGAGCAATAGTGTTTATTGGGCACTTAATGCCACCCAACAAGTCGGAGAAAAGGCACAGGAACAGATTATTAAAGAGAGAAATGAGAATGGAGATTATTTTTCTTTGGAAGAGTTTGTAGACCGTCATTCCTTTAAGGGTTCTTCTGTTAATAAGTCCACTGTTGAAAACCTTATTTATTCAGGTGCTTTTGACGAGATGGACGAAACAAGAGAGTTTTCCAATATCTTCTCTGCAAGGGAATATATGCTTGGGAAATATCGAGAAAAGAACCGTATCAAGATAGATAGGGAAAAGGACGAATACAGTGTTGCTTTCAGCAAAAACAAGATAGGTAAGGATTGGTGGTGGCTTTTGCAACAGAAAAACAAGTCCGGTTTCGCTTTCTTTGATTACAAGAAATTGACAGAGGAATACCTTCGGCAGAAAGCAAAGACTGCGGAATATTACGATGTGGACGATTTGCAGAACTATGACGGTTCTACCTATAAAATGGCAATGGTGGGAGGATATGTGCTGGAAGTGGAAGAAAAGGAATCGAAGACAGGAGCGTTTGCCAGCCTTCTACTTGAAAACAACTACAAATTCCTTCGTGTGGTGATATTCCCTGTCGACTATATGGACAAAGAAAAGTATATCCAAAGTTGCAAGAAGAACATCTTACTGCTTACAGGAAAGGTTTCTTTTGACAGATTTAAAGAGGAATATGTGATACAAGCAAATGGAAACAGTCAATTTATAAAATTGGGAGTGTGATAATATGAAACTTACGAGATGTTTTGGTGACAAGGCTATAGTCTTGATTTCAAACGACCTTAAAAATGAACTGGATATGGATGCTGTAACTTCTATAGACCATTCCAACCTGTACGGGGAGATAGCTACAAGTTCAGTCTTATTGAACAAAGTAGGACTTCTTCGTGCACAAGCTGAATCTGAATATGAAGCAGCAAAGTTGGAATTTTCTGTACACAAAGCACAGCTTTCTACAGAGATAAGACGGGAATCCATTGTGAATGCCGGAAAGGTCAAAGTGGAAGATATAGGACTTGTGAAACTTACAGAAAGTTCTTTAGAAGATATTCTTACCATCAATCCAGAGCTTAATGCAATGCAAAAGACACTTGTCAAGAAGAAAAAGTATTTGGCGGAAATAGATAGTCTCTATTGGGCGTTGCAGTCGAAAGACCGAAAATTAAACAATTTAGTTCCAAAAGTTACACCGGAAGAGTTTTTGGATAATTTAGTGGAAGGAGAAATAAATACATTCATGATTAAAAAAGAAAAGTAAGGTATGAGAATTAAATTAACAGAAAATTATTTTATCGAACAAAGTACGAATGCACCACATTTATGGGATTTGTACCGTAAAAGAACGGCAAAAGAAACTGGAAAGCAATATGAAACAGCAGAGGCTTATGGATTAGATTTAAAGCAAGTGGTGGGGAAAGTGCCCTATTTTGAAATTCTTTCAAAAGAAGGGGAGGCTGTTACATTCGAAGAATTTGTAAAAGAATTTGAGAGTAAGCAAAAAGAGATCGTTTTAGAGTTTCTAAAGCAAGCAAAATAAGTATCAACATTTTAAAAACATTAGAGTTATGAAATTTGACAGATCGAAGTTTAAGAAACAATCAGTAGAAGATTTGGATTCAGAAGTAAAACAGGCAGAAAAGACAATGCGAAAGGGTGGTAAATCTTATACCGGATTTGCTACCGTCCAAAAAGGAAAGAATACATTCCGTGTAGCTCCTTCAATGGGTAAAGCCTATGTCGCTTGCAAAATGTCAAAGCTCCGCGTGGAAGTTCCTACTTATGATGAGAACGGTAATGTGACAGGAAAGGAAGTGAAAGACAAGAACATTTTTTGCGCGGACGTACATGGACGCAACCTTCTTAAAGGGAAAGACCCTATCGTCCTTTATTGCGACTATGTGAGAAAGAAAGCATCCGAAGAATATCAAGATGATACGGAAAGACGCAAGTACCTCAATCCTATCATGGGTTACAAGAAAGGCAACAAGTTTGTATGGGGTATCAATCCTACGCTGGTTTATGTTTGCTATGTGTATCAAGGGAACAAAGATTTTGCCCGTTTGCAGCTTTATGGAACATGGATGAACCGTATAAAGGAAATTTCTGTAGAACAATCTGATGATGATACGGTTTCATTCGACATTTTCTCACAGATGGAAGGTGCTTATCCCCTTGTAATCACGATGGGGGAAGATGATAAAGGCAAAAAGACTTATTCTTTATCTGCCGGCATACCGAAGAAAGGTCAGTCATGGGATGAGTTTTTTGAAGAAACTGCCATTCCGGACGAAGACATGGAATATTTCTTGAATGAAGTTCCTTCGCTTGAAGAAATTTACAAAGATTCTTACAGAGCAAAGGATTTTGAAATGGCTTTGGATGGATTGAAACGCTTCGATGAAGAAAATAATTATGATATCTTTTCCGACGATGAGTTCTTGAATGAAATTGAAGAAATGGCAGCAATGCTCCCGGATGACAGTCAGTCAGAGGAAGATAAGAAAACTCCATTTGACGAGGACGAAGATGAAGAAGAAAAACCCAAAAAGAAAACTGTAACGAAGAAACCGGCAAAGGAAGAAGACGAGCAAGAAAAACCTGCACCCAAGAAACAGGTTGCAAAAGCTCCTGCCGCCGAAAAAGCTGCAAAAGTCGCTTCTTGCCCTCCGCTTTCCAAAATGAAAGCCTTTTTAAGTCAGTATATTAATGAAGAATATCCCGGTATGGAAATTCCATCCGATCTTACAATCACAGAACTTCGTGAATGGTACGATCTGGCACAAAAGGGAGAAGCGTTACCTTTCCCAGAAGATGAAGAAGAGGATACAGAACAGGAATATGAAACTGAATCTGACGATGATCAGACAAAAGACGAACCGGAAAAGGAAACTGACGAAGAGCAGCCTTCTGCACAAGAGGAAGAGGAATCTCCTATTGATGAAGAACAGACGGACAATGACGAAAAGTTATTGGAAGCCAAAAAACGCTTACAAGCTCTAAAAGCCCGAATGAAGAAGAAATAGTTTTCTTTTCGTTTTTCTAATATATCAATCCGAAAGGGGAACAGGGAGTTTATCTCCCATCCCTTTTCCCAATAATTTCGACTATGAGCAGCAAATATTTAGCTATAATTTCAACGGATCATCATCTTACTGCCGACAACGCCACTATTATAAAGGATATTCTTTTGGAAGAGCTTGACTTGGCAGAAAAGAAAAAGATACAAACCCATATATGGCTGGGTGATGTTTTTGATAACAGAGTATCGCAAAGAGAAGTGTGCCTTTCCACATTGAATGATGTTCTGGAAGAATACGACAAACGCGGACACCATGTGATCTGTATTCCCGGCAACCATGACAAAACATCCTACACAAGCAAGAAATCGTTTCTTACTCCTTTTAAATATCATCCGTCTTTTACTTTGGTAGAAGAATTGGACGGGATGCAAGTAGAAGGTGTGTATTGCTTTTTCCTTCCATTTTTTACAGATGATATTCTTTTGGATGAACTGGAAGAAATAGGGGATAAAAGAAAGAAGAATATCCTCTTTGGACATTTTGCGGTCACAGGAAGCAAGAACATGGACGGATCGGAAGTGTCCAACCTTTTAAAACCTTCCATGTTCCAGATGTTCAAAAAAGTGTACTTGGGACACTATCACAATTACCAACGGGTAGGAGAGAATATCTATCATTTAGGAAGTGCCCAACAAAATAACTTCGGGGAAGATGAAAAGAAGGGTTTCTGGCTTTTGGATTCGGATTTGAATGTAGACCTTGTTTCTTCTACAAAAGGACAAGTATTTAAGAAACTGGAAATTGATTTGGGGGAAACTCCCCACAAACAAGCAGTGTCACTTATCAAGAAATTCAAAAAGGAGAACCCTACTGCCCGTGTAAGGGTGGAAGTCTGGGGAGAACAATCTTCACTTGATGCCTTTGATAAGGATGCCTTTACAAAAGAAGGCATAGATATCAAGAAAAAGTTCAAGGAAGTGGAAGAAAAACATTCTATGCTGACAGAAGTAAAGACACTTGACAAAAAGGACATAGAAGAAAGATTTTCCGCTTTTTGTAAGGAAAACGAATATGACGAAAAAGAAGGAAAAGAAATTTTAGACAAGTTGATGTATGGCGAAGAAAAAGGAAACTAAGAAAACGGAAGAAGCGGTAACTGGGGAAGTGCAGCAACCTAAAGAAGAAAAGAAACCGAACCGTCTTGGTGATCTTATAAGCCGGATTGAAAGTAGGTTTGGAAAGGAAGCCATAGCGGGGAAGAAGCAAGATATAGAGTTCGTGCATTCTGGTTCTTTCCTGTTAGACGAAATACTTGGTGGAGGATGGGCAAAGGGACGTATTGTGGAAGCTTACGGAGGCTTTTCTTCCGGTAAGACAAGCATAGCTTTCCATCTTGCTACCGAAATCCAAAAACAAGGAATGGCGGTAGGGTATCTTGATACAGAAAATGCAGTTGATCCGAAATACATGGGAGCTATCGGCGTAGACCTTTCTCCTGACAAATTCATTCTTTCTCAACCTTCCACAGCAGAGGAAACGTTAGAAATAGCAAAGGAAATGTGCAACGAACCTTCTATTGGACTTGTTGTGATTGATTCTATTGCAGGGCTGGTCCCTACTGCTCTTTTGAATGGAGAGGCAGGGGATGCCCATATAGGTCTTACAGCAAGGCTTTTAAGCTCACAAGTAAATATCTTGAAAAACATCTGCAAGCAGACAGGGTGCATTTTATTCTGCATCAACCAGATCAGATCAAACATAGGCGGGTATGGAAATGCAACCACTACTCCAGGAGGATTTGCCATACCTTTCTATGCAAGTCAAAGGGTTGAACTTGCCCGTGTAGGTTCTGATAAGGAGGGTGAAGTGTCCGTTGCCAACAAAGTGAAGATCACATGCAGGAAAAACAAAGTTGCACCACCTATGAAAACTTGTAATATTGTTATCCGTTTTGGTGTAGGTATTGACAAGGTGATGGAAATGCTTAACATGGGATTGGACTTGGGTGTGCTCACAAAGAAAGGAACGTACATCTATTATGGGGAAGAAAAGATAGGATTCGGATTCCCTGCTGCAAGAAAAAAGCTGATCAAAGAAATGGAACTTTTTGACAAGATCAAAAAAGATGTTCTTTCAGAGTTCAGAAAGAAAGAAGTAACATTTGAAAACAAGGGGGTGGAAGATGAAACCGGTCAAGATTGAAGCAACAAATTTTGTGTCATTCGAGCATTTTGAATACACATTCCAAGATGGGGTAACTGCACTTGTGGGATTGAATAAAACAGACGACAATCAAGGTAGTAACGGTAGTGGTAAAGCGTTGACGATGGATTCCGATATTCTTACCCCTAATGGGTTTGTAAAAATGAGGAATATCAAAGTAGGAGACATTATCCTTCATCCTTCCGGTGCTTATCAAGTAGTAAGGGCAATTCCGTTCCATGATATAGATATTGCATACAAGATTACTTTTTCTGACGGTACGGAAGTAAAATGCAATAAAGAGCATTTATGGAAAGTGAGAACAAACCAAAGCGAAGAATGGTCTGTAATTTCGCTTGGCAAGATCATGGAAAGAAGCAAAGATGAAGAAGTGTTTTTTGAAGTTCCCGGTTGCTTTGGCAGACCGTCTAAAAAAATGGTTTCTTTTACCTGTATGGGTGAGGAAGAGCAACAATGTATTACCGTTTCGGGAGAGGACGGAATGTTTATCACGAACAACTACACGCCTACTCACAATTCTTCCATGCAACAGGCAGTTTATTTTGCCATAACAGGTAACAACTACCGGAGCAGTATTGACAAGAAACTGATTAGAAACGGTGAGAAGGAAGCAAAAGTATTACTTGATATAGAATGTCCCATAAGGAAAGAAACTCTCCATATTGAGCGCATTTTGCCCTTAAAAGGAAGTAGCCGCCTTAATGTGTCGTTGAATGGAGAACAGGTCAGTCTTGCTACTGTAAAAGACGGCAACAACTATATCCTTTCATGGATGGGTATTTCACCGGAAGATTTGAAAAGCTATTTTCTTATCTGTAAAGAATATTACAAGTCGTTCTTTAAAAGTTCCAATACGGACAAATTGGCTCTCATAAGTCGTTTTATCAATTATGACTTCTTGGATGGCAGTAAGGATATTATACAAAAGGAACTGGACGAAATTTCATCTAAGAAATCAGTTATCCAAAGCAAAAGAGATCGTGCGGAAGGGAGTGTAGAAGCATTGCGGCAAATGATAGAGGATGCCGTTAATTTCGACTTCGAAGCGGATCGAAAGGAAAGGATCGAAAGGGTGGAAAGTAAAATCAAGTCTTTAAAAGAAGATATTGATTCTGCTAAATACAATATTGACTATAACAAGAAAAACATTGACAAAGGAAAGAAAACACTTGAAGTCTTGGAAGAAGAACTTCGAGAAGCCGAAGAAAAGAAAAAGAAACTTCCTTCTACTAAGGAAATAGAAGATGTGATTGAATCCGTCAAAAAAGAACTTGGAAAAGCCAAAGAAGATCAGAATGAGATTTTGGAAACAAAAGAAGAGCTTTTGAAAATCCATGACGAACTGAAAGTGTCTCTTCGGAAAGTTCTTGTAAACCTTTCTGGGACGATTACATGCCCGAAATGCAAGCACAAATTCCTCACATTACAGGATACCACACTTGAAAAGGAAGAAAAGAAAAAGGAGAAAATAGGGAAACAGGAAAAGGAAGTTGTCGGAGAGATAACATCTTTGGATGAATCCCTAAAGGAATACGAAGACCTTATTTCTTCTTTCATTCAAGTGAAAAACGAACAGGAGGATGAACTTGACAAAATCCGGGAAGTGGGTAAAGAAATTTCATCTGCTATCTATAAGGTCACAAGCGAAATAGAATCTGCAAAGTCCAACATCTCCATTCTTGAAAAGAGAAATGAAGGACTTTTGGAGAGCATAGCTTCCTATAAAGAGGATGTAAAACGCTTGGAAAAGCAGATAAAGGAAATTGAGAAGGAAGTGCCTTCTTCTATTGACACATCCTCACAGGAAAAGCAGATAAAGGAAATGACGGTCACTATTGCAGGATATGACAAAGAAATGTCGGAATTGGAAAACGAAATGTTCCGTAAGAAGGAATGGATAGGAAGGTTCAAATCATTCAAGATGTACCTTGCCCTTGAACAGTTAAAGAATATTCAGCTTCGGGCAAACAATATCCTGAAAGCAGAAAACAGCGATCTTAGGATCGTCATAGAAGGATTTAAGACGAAAGCTGACGGGGACATCAAAGAAGAGATAGCACCTTATGTAGTTCGGGATGAACCGGAAAATTTCTGGTATTATAGTGGTGGAGAACGTGCAAGAGTGGAAATTGCTCTGATTATAGCCATACAAGGGATGATAAACGAAACGAACAAATGGGGAGGACTGCAATTCCTTTCTATTGATGAAATTACGGAAGGACTGTCTAAAGAAAGTCTATATGACGTGATAGAAGCGTTAGAGTTTATTCAGTTCCCTATACTTGTCACAACCCATATTTCGAATGAAAATGCTTCATGCAAAACACTCAAAATAATTAAGGAGAACGGCATAAGCCGTGTAGAGAAATGAGCAAAGAAACAGAATTGAAATTTTACATAGGGATAGATAACGGTGTGACCGGTTCTATAGGCATAGTAGGGAAAGAACTGACCTATTATGAGTTCATGGAAACGCCCGTCACATTCGAGCAGGATTACACAAAAGCAAAGAAGAATGTGTCAAGAGTGAACGTAACGGCACTTGCCGAAATAATTTCTGCGTTGAAAGAATACGGACTATGCGTGGCTATCTTGGAACGTCCCATGAAAAATCCGGCAAGGTTTGATGCCACATGTTCCGCTATGCGGGCTTTGGAAGCAGAACTTACCGTATTGGAGCTTTATGATGTTCCTTATATGTTTATAGATTCCAAAGAGTGGCAAAAAGAAATGCTACCTAAAGGGATTGCAGGAACTAAAGAATTGAAAAAGGCATCTCTTGATATAGGCAAAAGGTTGTTCCCTGATGTTAAGGATAAACACCCCGATAGAGACGGAATTTTGATAGCGGAATACGCAAGAAGGAAATGTATTCTCTAAACAATCAACAGAAGGAAAGCGAGAAAATGTAAGAATATATTTTGACATGTAAGAATAAACTATTACATTTGCCACATCAAAAAGTAACAAACAAAACTATAAGACAATGGCTAATCAGAAGTATTTTAACATTTTTGTACTTTCCTTCCTTGATAGGATTGAAGGGATTGAGCACGATTTGAGTTATCTCAAAAGGAATACAAGTAATAAAAGCGGGATTGAATCTGTGGAAGAATCCCTTCGTATTTTGAAAGATAAAATCAAAGATTTACAACATGATAAGAATTTTTTGCGAGAACGAGAATTGTTCCAGAAAGGGAGTGAGATCACCGATTGCGAATCCTAAGTATGTGTTTCGTGACGGGAAACTTATTCCTATGAACATTCCAGTTTGTCCTGAATGCGGAAAACAAATGTCCTATGAAGAAGAAAAGAGCACAGAAATGCCTAATCTTTCAATAGGCGAGTTTAAAATGATGCCTGATTCTGACAAGAAAAAGGTATTGAAGGAAAGATCTAAGGCACTTTCCAAAAAGGACAACAGCGAAGACAAGATACGTCACTACAAGGAAAAAGCAATCAGAAACATGTTGAACGTAAAGATATAAGGAAAGATGGAAAATCTATTGTATAAAAACGTAAAGTATATCCATAGGGTAACAAAAAGGAATACTCTTGTGATAATCAATACAAAGGGAGAAATAGAAAGATGTTTATCTCTTACAAATTTTAAAGGGAAATCAAGAGACTTTTTTATGAATGAAGCAGAAGGATACGATGTTACCAGTACAGTAAACAAAACAAATCTTTCCTCCTATTCGGAAGCTACCGTAGAAAAGTTTGTAGAAGAAAGCGATCATATATCTATAGCCTTCGGGCATGACAATTTTATTCTATTTAGAAATGTATTGAAACCTCATGAACGCAGCGAATGATTGTATTCTTGACAAAGCAGTGGGAAAGATGCTTGTTCTTCCTACTGGTGAAGAAGTTGAAGTGAGGTCTATCAATGTTGGACGGGATTACCGAAGTATAGAGATAGACATTTTGAAAAACGGAAAGTTGAAATCTATCCGAATGGGCATCACAGGGTTTTTAAAAACAGCAATTTTAAAAGAGAAATGAAAAAGAATGTGATATTAGCTATTTGCCTTTCTGCCTGCCTTTCTATAGGGTTGGGAGGCTGCAAGAGCCGTGTTTCCTCAAAAACGGACTACACCTTTACCCTAAAGGATTCTTTTGTCTGGGAAAGGGAGATGACGGATAGTCTTGTGAAAATCCCCTATTCTATCGTCAATATGGTAGTCAACCCTTCGAAAATGGAAGATGGGGAGAAGAAAGAAACAAGCAAAGGGCAAGCTAACCTTTCCATAGAAAAGAAAGGAGACACCATTTTCATAGAAGCATCTTGTGATAGTCTTGAATTGGTAGTGAAAAGCCTTAGAGAAAGACTGTCAAAAGTATCGCATGAAAATGGAGTATTAAAAGAGCAAGTGAAAGCTGTTCCTAACAAGATGCTTTATCTTTTGGGAGGGATCGCGATAGGAGCTTTCACTATTCTTATAGCATTGATTATTTTACTTAAAACATCAAAAATACTTTAAATATGCTTATACACCAGAAAGAACTGGAAGAAAAAATTGTAGAAGCCAATCGGCTTTACAGAGAAGGGAATCCTATCATGTCTGACAAGGAGTATGACAGTATGAAGGAAGGATTGGAAAAGTATTTCCCGGACAGCGATATTCTAAAAAAGTCTATCGTTGAAGAAAGTGTAAAAGGGGATCGTATGGAGAAACTTCCTTATCCTATGTTTTCTTTGGAAAAGGTCAAGACGGTGGACGAGATTGTAAGATGGACAAAGGACGTATGGGGATTGTCGTCCAATGACCGTATTGTGATTACCCCTAAATATGATGGTATTTCTTTGCTGGTGGACGAAACAACAAATGATTGCTGGACAAGGGGAGATGGCACGGAAGGACAGAATAGTAGGGATCATTACCGTTATGTAAATCATGGAAATCCTATGAACAAAAAGGGGTGTTTTACTTTTGGAGAAGCAATTATCCCTATCGGTATGTTCTTGAAAAACGTAAAACCTCTTGGGTACAAGAGCGCAAGGAATGCCGTTGCCGGCGCATTCAATGCAGATGATTTCAATGCACAAGTTCTTGGCAATACCGCTTATGTAAGATATGGTATTATGGATTCCGACAGGGATAAGTCTATGCAGCTTGCAGAGCTTTACAATGACTACGATCCTTATGCTACACAGTATTGGGTAACTTCTGCCGGCGTGTTCGATGATGAGAAAACAGCCCTCACCTATCTAAACGATTTGTTTGAATCAATCAAGAATTTTAAATGTGACGGTCTTGTAATTGAAGTTGACAACAAGAAAAAGAGAGATGGCCTCGGACGGTTGCCTAATGGGAATCCGCGTTACGCTATTGCTTATAAGAATCCTGATTGGCAAGAACGATACACGACAAAAGTTCAAAAAATAGAATGGAGTATTTCAAAGGATGGCAAGTCAAAACCTGTAATTGTTTTTGATCCAGTGGAATTTGACGGAGCGACTGTTTCACGATGCACCGGATATAACGCTAAATATATTACGGACAATCATATTTCACCAAATGCCTATATCGTTGTGTCAAGAAGCGGAGATGTAATCCCTAAGCATTTGGAAACGGTCGGTTACAGTGTGGAGCTTTTTCGTGAAATGTGCGATGGTATGATGATTTGTCCTTCTTGTGGAGAACTATTAAAATGGGACGAAACGCTTACAGATATTGTTTGTATCAATCCTGATTGCAAAGAAAAGAAAATAAAACAGATCACTTATTTCTTTGCAACGCTTGAAACGGAAGAAATGCAAGAAGCCACTATCAGAAAATTCTATGAAGGAGGACTTGATAGTGTGGAAAAGATTGTGAATGCAAGCGAAAAGGAATTGTCTCAAATAGAAGGAATAGGAGCGAAATTGTCCAAAAAGTTACGTAAGCAGTTTGATTCCTACGCAGAAAATGGAGTTCCATTTGCAAAACTTCTTTCTGCCTATAATGTTTTCGGTGGCGTTATAGGAGAGAAAACATGCCAGATGATTTTTGATTCTTTGTCGGATGAAGATATTGATACTATTTTTAAAGAAGGTAAAGCTCCTATGAAATCTTTGCTTGCTGTTCCTGGAGTTGCAGAAACAACTGCAAAGATTTTTAATAATGGTATCGGAATTTTCTTTAATATCATTGAAGATTCACCTTTCCCTATTTCTTATATAAAGAACAATACTGTTCTTGCAGACAATCCCGAATCTGTATGTTTTACAGGATTCAGAAATAAAGAATGGGAAGAAAGATTATCCAAAGAAGGACACAAGGTTGTTTCAGGAGTGTCAAAGAACACGACCATCCTTGTAACAAAAGACAAAGAAAGTTCTTCTTCAAAAGTGAAGAAAGCAAAAGAGCTTTCCATTCCTATTTTGACACCGGAAGAGTTTGGAACAAAGATGGGATGGAAAGAGAAGTAGAAGATTGGATTGGTGACTTCGAAGATGAAGAAGCCTACGATCCTAACGACGATGATCAGTTTGAATAGATAACTTGACACATTGCTTTATGAGTAAGATTTACAAGGAGATAACCTTCAACTTCACAAAAGCATTGAATAAATTGGAGCTAAGGACAAGTGCCAGAAGTTTCATCTCCATGCGTAAAGCGGAGAAGGTTATCTCCCTACTTTTTGAGATCATATTTGATAAACTGGAAAGAGACGGAAAAGTAAACATAAGAGGATTTTGCATTATCAAGAAAATCAAATGTAAAGAAGGAAAGCATTATTTTGAATTTATAGACAATAGAAAGAAATGACATGTACTACTATAGAGAAAAGGACTATTGGTATTTCGGTGTTTTGGAAAAATCAGTTTACAAGAACCTTAAATTGATTTCCTCCTTTAAACGCAACGCTACCAATAAGGAAATATACATAAAATCCGATCCGGCAAAAGATTTCCTTTTAAAAGAATTTGTTTCCGACAACGAAATAGAAGAAGCTAATCCTCTTTTAATAGTTCGTCCCGGCTGCAAAGCTGAAATAAAGCCTTACAAGGAACTTTTATCCCGAAAGGATATAGAACTATT